TACCTGTTCCACCCACGCCTACGTTAACCACATAGTCTTGGAAACCGTCACTATTGATTACGTTTCGTACTGTTTCGCTGTTGTCGTATATTAGCTCTGCTAATTCTATAAACGGCTCTGTATAGAAGTCATAGACTGCACTACCTGCTTCTTGGGCAAGCTGTCCAACTGTAGACGCAAACCCTACTTGATCCTCACGCTGCAGGTCAGCTAGAGATAAACCACCATTATTTTGTACTTCATCCGCAATCTTAACACGACCTGTAATCGTAAGATTTCCTGGTTTACCATCGTCACCAAAACTACCCTCACTATCCGTAGGAATAAGAGGAATAAACTCTCCGTCCCGTGTTACGTCACTAGCAGCTTGCCATATTTGGTAGTATCTTCCGTCAACCTCATCTTGCTGAATACCTGCATTCTCAAAAGTACCTTCGTTAATAACTTTACCATCAACAGAGGTTTCTCTTATTACTCTAGTACCATCGTCATCGATAAAATCACTTTTCAGAGTAAACATACCTAGCTTGTCATTGTAGGTTGGCTGCGGCACGGAAAACTTTACGTTTTCCCATTTGATCAGACCATCATCTTGTGGTTTTAATCTTGCCCGCCCTGCAACAATATCTGCATCTGATACGCCCTCTACACGCCCTATTTCATTAGGACCAGATGCAACGTTTTTGCTAAAGCTCATTTCAAATATGTCTTGTTCAGAAACTCCCTCTTTAACAAGCTCTTTTCTTATTTCTGGGTTTATAGTTTTTTCTAACTCTGCTCGCACCTCAGTTGCCATGTCAGAAATATCTGCGGCTTTGAGTTCATCCAGCGACATATTTTTATAGTAGCTAGTAAGTGCTTTCTGCTGATCTGTGTTCAGTTTCGTTACAGATATGCCAAGTTCTTTTAACGTGCCAGTTATGGCTCTATTCTGCTCAATTTCTAGCTGTTTAGCGTGTTGTTCTGCATTGATCGGTGCATTAGTAGCACGGCCTTCATTTATGTAATGGCTAAACGCATCAGTATCCGCACCAAGATTATTTAATTTTTTGTATTCTTCTTCGTTAAATACGCCCTGACCACCAGTAAGAGCTTCGGTTATTACTTTGTTTTGGAACTCATATAATGGTTTTAGGTCTTCAGACAGTTTATCTGAGTCTTGGCGTAGGTTATCTATAGCTTCTTCGTATGCTTTTTGGTTGTCTTCTAAATTATTGTACCGCCCGTTCAACATAGCTTCGACATTCTTAAACTCATTTTCATAAGTTTGAAACTTATTGTTGAACGCAACAAGCGCACCTGTGTAACGTGATCTAGCTGCCATAGCTGCGTTGTACGTGGCTTCGCTCGGCTGTATTTGATTAGCTTCGTAAGCATCCAGATAGTCTTGGTATGCTGCATCTCGCGCTTCCATCTCTGGACGAAACTTATCTACTACCTCGTTATATTCTTTTATGCCTAGATCTATGAATTGACGGCTACCGTCTACACGGTCTGCGGCTTCTTCTGCTTTTTTATACGCCCCAGTAACTCGATCTATGCCTTTGTTTACTAGATTCTTTCCGTCACTATCCATCCATTCTTTCATCTGTATCGCGCCATAGTTTGATATGGCAGTCATCACAGACTTTTCGACATTTCCACCTGTCATGGCAGCAGATAGAGTGCGGGTAAACCCAGAAGTTATAGCCGCTAACTCGGCGTCAGACATAGAACTATCTTTGTCTATATACTCCCGCATCAAATCAGATGTTATAGCACCTGAAAGAGCAGCATTTGCCATCATCTCATTGGTTACATCTTGATTGTTAGCTTCAGCTTTTACATAAGTAGTAATGACATTCTTTACTGATGGATTTAAATCTTTAAATGTGCCTGATTTGCTATCCATAAAGGCAAAGGCTTCATCTACCCCTGCTGATATCCCACCTGTTATAAAGGATTGTTTTACAGCATCTAACTCACCACCTGTCATAACAGCTGTAGATGCAGCTCGTCCTGTTGCTTGTGCTGCTATTCTAGCTGCTACTTCACTGTCTATGGCTGAAGATACATAGGCATTAGTTGCTTCTCCCGCTGCAGCTCCTATTTTACCTGCAACATATGCTTTAGCAGAAGCTTCTGCGATATCACGCCAGTCTCCGCCATTATTGGCTACTTTAGCTCCATCTATAAGAGGTAACGCCCAAGAATTGCCTGTGGCTACCGCAGTAATTTTTGCAATGTTGTATAGCGGATCATCTTCGATAGCTTTATATACATCCTCAACACCTTCAACTACAGGATCGAGAATATCATCAATAAGAAAGTCAGATACATCAGCTCCGATATCAACGATGTCATCTACAATATCTGATATTGTATCCCCAGGATTTCTTATAATGTCTATGGGTTTACACATCGTTACAGCCTTTTAATCTTATCTTCGCCAATCCGTATAAGAACTAACTGCGATCCATCTTCCTGTGGACGACCTATACCTACAAACGTATCAGTTCCTTGAAAGTACTTCTTTATCACTTCCATCATTCTAACTTGTGGAGGGTCTGCAAGCACTGTTGCGTGCGTTACTCCTTCTTTTTGCAGATGCCATAAAAACTTTATTTGATTTTTAAACGCTTCACGCCCTGTATCTTGTATATAACCTTCTATGAGGACGGCGTTTTTCTTCCTGTAGTATACAAAAAAGCTATTGCCTATTTGCACAGAACTCGCATTTTTCATACCAGACTTAGCTACAATCGCAGGTAACACAGTGCGGTAATCTACATCTCCACCTTGATCACGTAGGGTGCGCATAACTATCTCGTTTGCTTCCATTACGCATTCCCCACAAAAGTAACATTTATTTCGGTTGCAGGTATGCCTGAACCTGAAGAAGAGTCTGCTGTCAATGTAGCGCTAGCGCTAGGGTTCATCAACACAGATATGTTATCGCCAGCACCCAGCTCAACTATGTAGCTGGTTACTATTTGTATCTTACTATTTACAGACTCAAACTTGTTTGTGGTATCTGCTATATAGTTACTAGCGCTAGTGCCATTCTTAGACAGCCATACAAGCACCGTACCTGCCGTGGCTACATTAGCTTTTACGTCAACTCGGTAAGCGCCTCTGTAAGTAACTTGTATAGAGTCGTTACCAGAAAGAAGCTCTACACCTTGTGTTATATGTCTGGTGTCAGGAACATCTATGGCATTGACTGATGTTGCGTTGAGAACCTGATTAGCGTCATTGTAAAGAACAGCATATGGAAAATGTAAAAATCTACCCCCAGAGTCTTGGTTCATCAGGGCATCAAAGTTAGCAGAGATTCTTGTAAAGAAAAAACGCAGAACGTTATTCAGTTGATCAAAGTATTTAACTGAATAGTCATCAGTAGCTAATGGTAATGCTGGTGGTTCTGGTCTATCTATTTCGTTTGCCATTACCGCCGTCCATCAGGTCTTATGTTAAATCTAGGTATTCCTAACTGCCATGTAACTCCTAAAGCTGTAGACTCTATTTTAAAAGACATCTGCCTGCCACGCACTCGTAAGTCTAGTCGTTCGGTAAATGCTTCAATAGGTGCAGTAGCACTTCTTGTCACAGAACCACTACTATTTCCACCTACAGAAGCAGGTGAGGTTCTACCAGACCCAGAGTTATCTGCGGGGGTTATAGTAAACGTAGCTTGCGGTGATCCAGCTGTAGAGCCATCAAAAGTTACATCAGGTAATACTCTATTTATAAAAGTAAACTTATCACCATCACCTATATCATATTGCGCAGAGGTTATTGAGGCAGTGATAGCAGTGGGGGTAGAAGTTTCTTGGTCATCCACACCAACTTCATGTTCTACAATATTATTGCTGTAAGTCGCTGCAATAGGTTTAGTGCGAGTGCCAGACTCTAACCATGCACTTCTTGTAAGATTTCCATAGTACCAGATGTTTTCAATATAATTGTATACAACGTAACGGTCTGCAGTTTCAGATCCTGCGCTACAGTAAAACCACCATATCTCGTTAAACTGTTCGTTAGTGCCTGCAAAAACCTGTCTAAACTGTTCGTTGTTAAAGTCGTTAAATACATAACGTTTTACGTCACATTTAAGAGGACGCACACGACCATCATAGATGTAGAAGCTATCAGCCCCCATCCAGAATGCGGTGTTTGCAGCAAATGCCATAGAGTTTTGCGAGGCTACAGAAATATTCTCACCAACAAGCTGTGCGCCCCATACAATAGGTGCGCCTTGATACTGTAAAGAATACAACGCAGAATCGGTCCAAACCAACACTTCCTGACGAGACTGCCTACCTGCTACAATCTCTGTGCCTACTGATAAGCGTAAGGAGCCTGCTTGGTTGGTAGCTGCAGGTGTCCAGTTAGTAACATCTTCTTGATCTGACCAACGTATTAACATTGTGTCCTGCGTTGCACTACCTAATGGGTTTGCACCAAAACAAAATACAAAACGACTGACATCAGACACTAGCACTTGATTTTGCACAGTTGGTACGTTTGACGCACCGCCAAGCGATGATACTTCTACAGCCCTAGTCTCAAGCCCTGCAGATGAGTCCCAGTAGTATAATGAACCACCTCTTGGTCCAAATACTAAGTCTTCCCCAAAATTACTTTGACTCCACAATCTAAGTTGTGCCACACCGCCACCGCCAGTGCCCCATGTGCCAGTACTCCATGAGCCAAAACCCCAACCAGTGCTGGGTACAGAGTATGCTTCCCCACTAGTTACCTCATACTTACCAACTACGTTTGATCCACCATTACCCGTATCGGAACTGTTTGCGGCTACAGAAGCTTCTATCGTATACGAATCATCATCTATAATAGTGGCTATTTGGAAGTTTGCGTTTAGTACGTTGTTTGTGATTGCGCCCCCAAGAGTTTGCGCACCAGAAAAGGTAACGAAATCTCCTGCAATAGCTCCATGAGCAGTGTCGCTTACTGTTATTGTAGCATCGCCATTTGTAGCGGAAAAAGTAATATCCCCTGCAGCGGTAGTGCTTCTTAGCGGAGTAACGTCACTGTACGAACCACCCTGCTCTATATAAAACTTTAGATTAGTGCCAACTCCTACAAAAGCACCGCCATCTAAAGAACTCCAACCATGAAGAGATCTAGCAATACCTAGAAACGTGTTTTCAGATATACGTTGCCAACCACCTATCTTTTCAGGATAGCCCTGCCTAAAACGCACCTTATCGCTTTCGTACCAGTTGCCTTCGCTAGCGTACCTCGTGCGTTCTCTATTTATTCCTGGCTTGAAAGCCAACTTTGTCATAGGCATGGCGGCTACCTTTATTCAAGTGTTTCACCAAATACAGTTGGTAGAGTCGTAACTTCTATAGCTACGTTTCTACGTAAATTAAGAGTTGCACCACAGTCGGCACATTTGTCTGCATCAAGCTCGGACTCATCAAGGTCATAACCACAAGCCTGACAAACTATTTCTATAGTGTGCTTTGGCTCTACGGTTGTCTCGTCAAGGTTTTTAGCTTCTACTTCTGTCTTCATTGTACTTCCCTCATACGTTTACATAAACGCTTTGCGCGGTTGGGTACTTGATCAAACCACTTCGAGTCTTCCATCTGATTTGCACATTCAAGCCAGTCTCTTGACTCAACAGCTTTACGTAACAGTTTGAATTTACTCATTCTTGGATAACCAAGGTTAAACATCATGTTTGCTAGGATAAGCTGTACTTCTTCAGGAAGATCATCAAAGTTGTCATACATACGATTACAGTCTTCTATTGTGATCGCAACATCTCTACGAAATAACATAGAAACACGTTCTTCAGACACAGCAGTGCCTACAGACATACCATGCTCTTCATCAGCTTCAGTGATTAAATGACCCACACCTACGGTTGGTAGAGCAAGATGATCTAAATAAATTTCGTACTTGCAGCCCTCGTCTTCTGCAAGTTCTATCCGTAACTGATCTAAGTTCATTTTGTAATACCTTTATACTTTTCAAAGCTACGGAGGCCACCAAGACCGAGCATACCTAATAATACAGTCATAAGAGTATCCATGTCAAAGGCAGGATACGGCACTGGTTCTTGCCCTAAGTAAGCCATAACAACGTCTGCAAGTGGGATGAGAAGAAAATGCACCATTAGGGCCAAACTACAGACCCACCCACAACAGGGACGCCAACCTGCCACAAAGATGCTTCTGTGCTTGGCTTCCGCAGCATTAACTGCCATTTGCCCTTTTGCAAGCTCCATAGCGTGTTTTTCTGCCATAGTAGCTATCTCGTGAGCCAACTCATTCTTCTTGTCTTTATCTTCGACAAACTTACCAATCAGCTCTGTAGCTGGTCCTATCAATGCTTGTAACATCTGTTACTCCTCAATGAAGTCTAGGATTTCTCCGTTTAATACCATAACCTTGAGTTCTTTACACGACCACTTTTGGTCAAAGTTGTTTGTGTGTCCTACATTACGTTTTATCTTCCGCCGTACAGATAAACACTCAGACAACGACTTATAGGGTGTGTATTCTACTTTTTCGCCACCCATAACCAGTAATAAAACAAACGTAAGCTCAACCACCGTTTCGTATCTTCTCTATACTTTCTTCTAAGCTAGTTATTCTCTTCTCATAAAACTCAAGTGTAAGTTTTTGTTGTTGATCATAAGGTGCTTTGCCACCTTCTATTTCGTTCTGTAGTTTTTCTAACTCACTAGCTATATGTTCTATAAGCATGAACTGTTCGGAATCTGCTGGCAGACTACCCATCTCGCCCCTAGGCCATTTAATGCGAAACTCAGTGTTCTGCTCTAAGTCAGCTTGCATCATAGTCTGGTTAGTCTCTAACGTGTTCAGCCTTTCTATCAGACCAAAGTAGGCCCAGGTTGCAAGACTAGCAGCCGCAACCATGCTTATGATATTTCGTAGCGGTAGTGCTACTTCTGTGTTTTCATTCAGCTTTGCTGGCATTTACTTCTCTGAGTTTAACCAAACTGCCAGACTGCCTGTCATAGCACCCGTGACCACCGATATTAACGAAGCCTGCTGTGTTGTTAAATCAGGCTGTGAAAGCGCCCACTCAATACAACGTATGTATACACCAGTCATACATAACATCATGAAACGTGGTAATATCTTTAGTTCTAACAGCTTTCTTGCTACATCTTCTGCACTCATTCAAACCATCCTTTTAGCCATAAAACCCAAGCAACAAGCCCTGCCACCATCGAAGCGACTAAGAGACCTGCTGCACCTAAACCTAATGCTTCTGCGATTTCAGCTCTTCTGCGTTTAGCCAACTCTTCTCGAACTCGTCTTTCTTTTCTTGCTTGTGCTTGAAATTTTTGCCAGTCATGCCATAGCCCAGCCCTGCCGCTGTAGATCATAAACTGCTTCAATTCTTGTTCTTGTTGTCGGATTTTTTCAAGGGCCATAAACTCTTCTAGATCTGAAGAGCGAACACCAGACTTTTTTCTTTTGTTGGCTTTACGCTGTAACTCTTCTTTTGCAATTACAAAATCAGAGATGGCGCGACCTGCCTTAGCCAAATCGCCTGTATTCTGCACGGCCTTCTTGATAATACTAAAGGCGGCATTTGCTGCGGCGAGCTCGGCAAGCATTAGTCTTTATCCCAATACAACCGCCATAGCTTCCAACCTACATAAATAATGGACATCACTCCAAGAACTAGAGCTACCCATTGATTCATGGCTGGAAGCCATAGAGGAGCAGATATACCCCCTGTGGCTATGGCTACGTCATTAGCATCCATGACCTATCAGCCTCACTTTCTGGACCAGTTGTAATCATCAGCGTTTGTCGAAGCGCTAGAACCGTAGTATGTTCCTATCCACGTAGCTGCGTCCCACTGTGCAGTTGTAGGATTTGTGTAGAAGGTACGAGTAGGTTCATCAAAAGTATGAGTTGTGCCTGAACCAAAATAAATTCGCAGCTGTGAAAAACGATAATCAACATCAAGATAGTTAGCATGGCTACCACCATCCCAGTGCCCCATACTAAGTGTTATACCATTTGTTGTTGTAAGGGTTGCTGTGTTTTGAAATCCAGCTTTGGTAAAGGTGATAGTGCCAGTTGACCCAGATGTGCTAAGAGTCTGCGAAAAACTAGCTATTTGAGAATTACCTATTCTAACTTCGGGCTGCAAATAAATAAACCCGCTGCTTCCAATATTAACAATTTCAAGATCAATTTCTACACGACCATTACCACTATTTGTTAGTGTAATGTTACTGCCAGTCTTTGACTGCGCTGAGAAACAGAAGTACTCAGAGAGAGACGTGTTATTTGGCGCCCCTTTGTATACGGGAGCATTAAAATCGAAAGTGCCTTCGCCATTGTTAAGTGTGTAATTTTGCCCAGTCCAACCGTCTCTACTAGAAAAGTTTAGCCCTGAGTTAGTCGCCCAAGTACGTGGGTTAAAGGTCTGCTTATCAAAATCAACAATGAGAGCATCAAATGGGTTATCACCACTACCTACAGTTTCGACTAGAACAGCGAAGTGTACTTGACTACCTCCACCGCCACCACCTGATTGGTCTACAAACGATAAGTTACCTGAACCATCTGTTTTAAGAACTTGGTCCGCACTACCATCTGAATTTGGAAAACTAAGTCCGTCAATAACAACATTTCCTGATCCATTTGGTGTAAGCGAAATGTCTCCATTTGCACCATCAGCGATAGAAATAGACCCAGAATTTGTACCGTTATTAGTGTTGAGTGTTAAATCTCCAGTACCTTGTGTTGTAATGGTAGCATTTTCATTGTTACTACCAACCTGAACTGTATCAGCTGTAAGATTAACATCGCCCGTGCCATTTGGTTCAATGGTGATATCAGCGTTTGATGTAGATACAATCGAGTTACCGTTAACATCTAAGTTGCCACCAAGCTGAGGAGAACTATCCGCTGATACAGACGCAATACCGCCAGATGACTGGTTTACAAATGATAAGTTACCTGAACCATCTGTTTTAAGAACTTGATCTGCGGAGCCATCTGCTTGTGGGTAGGACAGCCCATCCAAAATAACAGAACCAGTGCCGTTTGGAGTAACACTTATATCACCGTTTGCACCATCGGCTATTACGATAGAACCAGAGTTTGTGCCGTTGTTTGTATTTATTGTTAGGTCGCCAGTGCCTTGTGTTGTAACAGTGGCATTCTCGTTGTTACTGCCGATTTGAACTGTATCAGCTGTAAGGTTAACGTCACCTGTGCCATTTGGTTCGATAGTAATATCGGCATTTGATGTAGAGACAATAGAGTTGCCATTAACATCTAGATTGCCACCCAACTGAGGAGAAGTATCGTCTACTACATCGCCACCAACATCTCCAAAAGAAAAAGTACCAGACCCGTTTGTTATAAGTGCCTGTCCGTTTGATCCGTCAGCTGCTGGTAACACCCATATCTGATTAGAAGATACAGTGGCAGGGGCTTCAAAACCTACATAGTTACTAGTGTCAGAATCGCCAAAACGTAGTTCGCCTTGGGCGTTCAATGTCAACGCAGTTCCTACCGCAGGGCTAGTCAGTGTTTTATTCGTGAATGTTTCTGTGCCTGCAGTTGTAGCCAGTGTGCCAGTAGTTGGCAGTGTTACGTTGGTTGTACCTGTTGTTGTAAGAGTAAGTGCATTTGCACCTGAAGTGGTGAAAGCACCAGCAGTTGTAACCGCCCCACCGATGGAGAAAGCAAAACCATCAACATTTAATGAACTGATGTTTGTAACCGCCTGCTCTACATTTGTACCATCACAGAACACAAACATGGTCTCGCCGTTAGGAATAGCTACACCAGTGCCGCTAGAAGTTTTTATTGTAACAGTCTGCCCAGCGCTGTTTTTACAAATGTAAATTTTTGATTGAGCAGGGCAAATAACGGTAGCTGCGCCTGATAACTGACTTCCAGTATCTGTAAACGCAAGCATCGCTGCTCTAGATTCAGATGTTGTTCCGTCTGCTGTGGACAACGTAGCGGAGTTTGTTGACCATGTGTTGATTACTTTTCGGCCTGCAATAGCTTCTTCTATCATAGAAGTGATGTTGTTATTTACAACAGTACCCCATGATCCGCTTAACTCACCCTGAGCAGGCAGTGCTAATTTAAGTATTGTGGTAAAACTAGTAGCCATTTTCGACCTCTATTATGCAACTTTTGTCCATGTAGTATTACCAGACGGAGTGATTTCTGTCCACGTAGTTCCGCTGGGATCTGGTACTGCCTGCCAATTAGCATCTTGCGATGGAACTATTTTGCTCCAAACAACAGCTTGACCTACACTACCTTGAGAGGACACACCAGTTGGGAATACGTTTACACCAAATATTACGGTAACGTTCCCGACTTGTCCTGCAGCCGATGCACCCGTTGGTTCAACGTTAGCATGGGCGTTTACTGTTACTGATCCTACACCAGATGTACCAGATAGTCCAGTAACAGTAGTATTACTAACACCTGTTATAATAACTGAGCCAATAGTGCCTGTAGCTGACGTTCCACTATTGCTAGGCTCTGGTATTACAGCAGTGCCTGTTACAGTAACTGATCCAAGAGTAGATGTACCTGAGACTCCAGTAACCTCAGCTGTGGTTACTGATGTTACGTTTGCTGTACCTAGCACACCTGTGGCTTCTAAACCAGAAGGTTGTAACGTGGCAGCACCAGATATGGTTGTTGTACCTACACTTCCTGTGCCTTCTTGTCCAGCAGGTTCCACCCGTGCAGCTGCATCTGACAGAACATCTCCTTCAGATACGGTAGCAGATACTCCTGTAAGAGCTACAACCGCACCAGCTACTACTGTTTCGTCTCCTAATGTGCCAGTGCTCTCTACTCCTGTAACTTCAACAATCTTTGGAATAGATGCTACTACATCACCAAGAGCAGATGTGCCTGCAACGCCTGTTACATTTAGATTTGCAACGCCTGTTACAGTAACAGAACCTATGCTTCCTGTAACTTCAAGGCCAGAAGGCTGTAGAGTGGCGGCTCCAGATATGGATACTGAACCTAGACTTCCTGTAGCTTCTTCCCCTGTAACAGCAACATTTGCGCCTGCTGATACAGTCTCATCGCCTAGTGTGCCAGTGCCTGCAACGCCCGTAGGAGCTACAAGTGCGGTTCCAGTTACTGTAGTTGTGCCTACTCCTCCAGTGGCAGATACTCCTGTAGGGGCTACATTTGCATCAGCTGTTACTGTTTCATCACCTAATGTGCCTGTAGCAGATACTCCTGTAACTTCTTCTACGATACCGTGAGCAATAAATACTGTGCCCACTCCTCCTGTAGCTTCTAGTCCAGAAGGCTGTATGGTAGCAGCGCCAGACACAGTTACGCTTCCAAGAGTGCCTGTACCAGAATTACCTGTAGGAGCTACAATAGCCGCTGCAACTACTGTGGTTGTGCCTGTTCCACCCGTGCCTGCTACACCAGTGGATTGCGATACAGCACCGCCAGTAGCAGTAACCACTGTTGGGGTGTTTGCCTGTCCACCCATACCGCTGTGGACTGCACAATAGTAGTAGAGGGTAGGTGCGCCTGTAGCTACAGTTATTTCTGTATAAGCACCTGAATTACCTGCCGTACCGTTAGTTGTTACACCTGTAGTATATTCTGATCCACTAGCGTGCGTACCGTCTGAGGTTGTAGAAAGTCGTAACGGGTGTCCTGAGTTACTAGAATCACTCTGATCAAATCTATATGTACCACCTTCATACAGAGTGAGTGTGTCCTGCTGCACACCATCTATAAAATATTTATTACCAGAACCAGTGCTAACTACTGTAACTGCAAATACTACTGTGTCGCCTGTATTAGCAAGTCCTGCAACTGCGGATACACCCGTAGATGTAACATTCGCAACACCTGTTACGGTAACAGAACCTATGCCTCCTGTGGCTTCTAGCCCAGATGGTTGGATTGTTCCTGCACCAGATATGGTTACTGAATTTAAGTTACCTGTGGCAGATACGCCTGTTACAGCTGTGTTTGAATCGGCTGTAGGAGTTACTGAACCTAGAGTTCCTGTGCCAGATACCCCTGTTGCAGACACGTTTGCAATAGCGCCTGCGGTAGCCGTTCCAGTAGCACCTGTGGCAGATACGCCTGTTACAGATACTACATTCTCAGCATTAACAGTCTCATTTCCTAACGAACCTGTAGCGGATACACCTGTTACAGATAAAATTGAATCGCCAGTTACGGTTAGGCTACCTAGTCCTCCTGTGCCAGCCACACCTGAAGGTAACGCTATCGATTCAGTATCAATGATTTCAGATCCTAGTGTGGCTGTAGCAGCTACACCTGTTACGGATACATCTACATCTACAAAAGTTATTACGGTAACTGAACTTAGAGATGTCGAGGCTGACAGCCCTGTTACTGAAACTATGGTTTCGGTATTTACGGTAACAGACCCAAGAGAGCCTGACATACCTATGTTAGCAGCTATGCCGCCCCAGTTACCTGACGCCCAAGTACCACCACCCCAGCCTACAGCTGTTTGAGGTAGTGGTTCAGCGTTAACATCAACAACACCACCCCAAGTGCCTTCACCCCAACTGGTGACGCCCCAAGCAGTATTAGCATCTCCCCAGTTACCTGACCCCCAAGTACCAGATCCCCAGGTTGTATCTTCGTATTCTTCTGTCATTGTTCAGTCCCTTGAGGTTCTGTCTCGCAGGTTTCACCTTGACAGCAATCATAAATAACTTGTCCACAGACAACACATTGTTCGTGTCCGTGTACAAAAACTGTTTTTAGATTACCCTGACAACGGGGACAGCGGGGTGCGCAGTGTTCTTTGTGTGTCTCCATCTGTCAACACCCCGTGCGTGCGTAACCCCGTATTTTATGCAATCCGAATAATAGCGTTTGATGCGTCTGCTGTTGGGAACTGAATTGTAAAGTCACCTGCTGTAGATGTCTTATCAGCACCAAAATCCAGAACTGCTACAGCTGGATCACCACCGCCTGACTTATAGATAAGCGCACCACGAGCAGTGATAGTTGCTGTACTAAAAGTAACGTCATTGAAATCAAGCAACGCAGTAGTTCCAGAAGTTGTTGGTGCAACTACGGTAAGTGTAGCTCCGCCAGCAGTATATCCAGTACCAGATACTTCGTTGCTTGTACTATATGCAGTTGTTGCTGCACCGAGACTCGCTGAACTTGTAAACAACGCAATTTTGTATGTTGCGCTCGTGTCTGAGCTGAAGTCCATCTCACCATCGAGAAGGGCTTTTTTAAATGATGTGCACATCGCTTGTGATATAGCCATTTTTCTACTCCTTAGCTAACAGGGTTACGCACTTGTCCTGAACGGTAGGCATCTTCTCTTAATTTACCATCCGCCAGATTCTTAAGCAAACTGAGAGACTGCATATACATTTTTTCATACATAGCAACCATATCTTGTTCGCCTTTCATGAAGCGTATTGCTTCAACTAACGCACCATTTAACAATGCGCTATCAAACTCGTCCCCAAGCCATGTAGTGCCTGCTGTAACAATAGTCTCTGGGTAATACCCATAGTGAAGTTCTACTGAGTACACAGCATCTGGAGTGGGTCCGAGAATAAAATTATCCTCATCAAAATATCCGTAATGTTTTGGCAACCCTGTGGAAGTTACTTTAGGGTATGCCTCACGAATAAAATTTACGTCCTTATTTATCAGATAATGATAATTACTACTACCATCTATAACTGCTAAAGAGTACGAATATAAAAAATCAGTTGGTACTGAAAGATACTGTCCGTTAGCAGATGTTGCTCCTGTAGCGTTCTTTCGTAACGCAGGAAACTGAACACTGTTATAAATCTTTTGCTCTGCCTGATCTGTAAACAAAGCAAGTTGCGCATCTGTGAATGTAGTTTCACAGATATCTTGTATATTTGTTTTTAGGTCAGCATAATTCATAACTTACTTCTTTTTCTTAATTAAAGACTTTAAGGTTTTAGCTTGTTTTGCGTGTGTTCTTGACGCTTTTCCTAGCCCCTTCATTACCTTTTTTATCTTAGCTTTTGTGCTATTTTTCATGTTTTACCCCATTGGTCCTCTTGCAAGATTGCCTTGTGTAGCCGCACCTGCACCACGAATCTTAACTCCGCCGCCACTAGAAAGCGTTACTTTCTTTTTGTTAGGCTTCTTAGTTTTTAATTTAGTGCCAATCTTCCGCATCTTCTTAGTTCTTGGCGGTTTTATCATACTGCGCAACATTGCTAACTCCTACGAAATACTTACCGTTACTTGCCCTACAAACACAGTTCCAACCACGGTTGGTTTTATCGATCCTAACTGAGTTACATCTGGGCTACCAGCAATAATTATAATCGCTCTACTGCCAGCAAATTGAGTTGTATCTGGCCTAGGATCACGTAAAGCTTGAGGATCATCTACAGGAAACTCACCCAACCTGTTCTGTGGATGATCTCCATTCCAACACTCAGGACAAGCTTTTATGTTAACAAGTTGTCCTTTCTTTACTAACTTACGGAGCTCACGTAGTAGGAAAGTGAACCCACATATGTCACATACACCTAAAGCTCTTTTACCAGATGCAAACCTATCGCCCATTATAACCTCGTTGCTGTAGGTACAAACCTAAACGGTGTTTTCTCTCTGTCTTCACCTGCAGCAAGTATAAACTGTGCTTCATACTCTTGCTTAAGAAGCTCTATGCGGGGAGCTAAATTTGGGTCTTTCATAGCGATATGATACGCTAATCCTGCCACCAGACACGGTAAGAAACGGAAGTTCATATCTGCTGTTTCTACACCGCTACCTGCGTCTTGTATCCTGCGTAGTCTCCAGTATACGAAAGTGTAATCATTGGAGTCAGGCACAGGCCAAACGTTTACTGTAGGATTGTCACGTTGCCTGTCGATCCATACTTGAATCGGCCTACCTCGTGTAAGTTTGTTAGGGATTGTGGCAAAAGTGCTAACACTAATACGTGTTATACTTAAATCAGCCTGCGTAGTAACATTCCCTGCATCCGTACGAATAACTTGTTCAAGCAAGTCTATAGTATCTGCAGGTAGATTATATGTTTGTGAACCTGTAGTAAGTGCTACTGAACCTTCGGCAATAGTCCATAGGTTTATCCCACGGTTTTGCCATTCAATAGTCATAAGATTCATAGATCTGCGAGCGGTCCGTAAATCGTAACCGCTACGCATCTCTCTACCAGCGCGGGCCCAAGCCTCTTCCGCTATTTCGGTAAAGTCCATATCAAAGGCTGTGGTTCCGCTAGTAGTCATTTACTTTGCCTTCTTCTTTTTCTTAGTTTTAGTAGCCTTCTTCGGTGGTTCGTAATCATAAGATGGAGCTGATACAGAAGATACCTTACCGTTAATTTCTTCAGATTCAACTGCCACTGTTTCTGCAATAATTGCAGGTTTACCCATGATTGCGTCTAACTCCGCTTCAGCTTCTGCTTTTGTCATAATCTTTGGGACAATAACAGTATATGTACCATCCCCATTGTTTATACCTATTTGATATACAGGTTCATTTGTTTTAGATATCACTCCATTCTGGAATACTTCATATACAGCCATCATAACCTCCTCTGGCTCCTTCCTTATTTTTTCTTTTTCCTCGTCACACTCTTAACACGGCGAGGCTTACCTGCGGGTTGTCCCAATCGTTTCTTTTGGGCAATCCGAGATCTCTTTTCGGATGAAGTAAGCTCACTGGCAGTTTTTGGGGTTTTGGAAGAAACCCTTTTGCTGGGGCGACAATATGGAGTACCCCGTTTTTCACCTTTGCGTCTGCCACAGGCTTTACCCGTCCTAACGTCTTTCCAGTCTTCTTTAAACCATCGTTTGAGAGCAAGACCAGATTTTGTTTTTCTAACAGCCATATTCTTCCCATCACACGTATTTTGTAACTTTACGCCTGTCTTCTCTTACAATCCCGCAGCCCCTAGCGATATTAGGGTTTTTAGCAGCACGTTTTCTTCTGGCGAGACCTCCACCACTTAACTGCACAATGCCACCAGCTGCCTTCTTCTTTTTCTTTTTACTGCTATTGCCGTAGTTAGCAGCACCAACTTTTCTACACTTGGCGATGGCGCCACTAGCATATGCGCTCGGAAAAACTTTATAGCGAGCCTTAACTTTATGATAACAAGCGTCTTTAGGCATCTTTTCTAGCCCTCCTTATGCTTTCCTTACCTTGACGAAAGATCTTTGCAACCTCGGTCTTACCCATAACTTTGGCTCTCTGTTCACCAACCGTAAGTATCTGTATCTTCCTTGCAAAAGGTTTATTTACCTTCTTTACCTTTGCTACTGTAGCTCTGGCATCAGAAGGAGTGGCGAACTTTATACCGACAGTATCTTTAGGATTCTCATCGGTATAAAGTCTACGACCTGATCCTTTAGGTTTTTTTCCTGTACCTACTTTTGGATCTCTACGTTTTGCCACTATTTTTTACCGCCTTTTTTATTGCCTTTGGACATTGAGACCATTTTAACAGGGCGGAAACCTCTAGCTGCAATACCTACACCACGAACTTTACCACCAGCTTTATAGCCTTTGGACTTCATAGCCCCACCAGCTTTCATACCTTTAGTTTTCTTTTTATCTACGTTTTTAATTGCAGCTGTTAAACCACCAGCCATCATACCTTTAGGCTTCATAGCTCCACCAGCTTTCATACCTTTAGGCTTCATAGCTCCACCAGCTTTGTAACCCTTAGATTTTGTCATGCCACCAGCTTTCATGAAACCCATTTTGTTTCTTACGTCTTTTGGTAACTTTCTTAATCCTGGGTTGTCAGGCTTTTTTAGCCCACCTTTTGCCTTCATCTTATTTTTCATCATCATCTTGCTCCGCATAGAGATTATCAAACACTTGATTTACGTCCAACGTGTAATCCAAATCAGACTTGCTGTAGTGGATATGTTGTGACGGCCTGAAGTCGGGAGCACCATCTCCCATTTCAAACCATGCAGGGTGAGACACCCGTACACGATTATTTGGAAGAGCAACGATGTTACCCGTCCAGCTACCTGCATCTAACAACTCAAGTACGTGTGCTTGTTTGTGTTGTGCAGGGTCGTCCGCTATTTCAGAATCGGTGTAGTCAACAGTAAAATAATACTTTGCTGGGTACATCTCACCGTTAATTTTTGCCATCCACGGACAGGGAGTACAGCGTTCAAGCACATAAACACTATGTGTTCTTGAAGCACAGTCCCAAGGTTGTGCAGCCCATACGGGCATAGGATCGGGCCATTCATCGAAAGGCGTGTCTCCTACAAGTGCAGTTATGGGCATTCTTGCCCACATCGCTCCGCCATGCGGGTTAGGATCATCGGTGTCGTATGTTTCGGCACCAGTGAATATTATTTGGAATGAAAGACAACGATTAGGAATTGTGGTTACTGCAATAGCCATAGCGTGTAAGAACTCGCCATGATACTTATCATGATTATGAGTATACTCTCTACGTACCCAACATTTAAAATGTGGTATGTTGGACTGTAAAAAGGCCATTAGCAGTTCCACTTCCTCAAGCTTTTGTTAATACGGCTATTTGGATCTCTAGCCGTCTTCGCACTTGTTAAACGTTTCTTCATGCCCTTCATCCGTGCGCAAAATGATTTACGCCGTTTTGCAGCTTTAGAGCCTTTCTTTAGCTTACTAGGTTTGGTAGTAACCGCAGTCTGTAACTTACTTCCTGGGTTTGCTCTCCTATAGCTTTCAACGCCTTTCTTGTTCAGACCACCTTTGGGGTCTTTACCTTCCTTGCGAGTCCAAGCTGGAGAACCACCTTTTTTGTAGTAATGCCGCATAATAAGCTCTTAACAGTAAAACACTGTAATAGCAGTGATATTTGTAATGACAGATATGAAGATATCATCCACACGAATACCATCTGCTGGTATATTTACAGAGTGAGTGTCAGAAGCATTGAAATCTAAATCCAGCACAGTGGCCCCACCACTACCGTTAGTAATAGTAAGACGAGGTGAACCAGAAGCAGTTTTCAGTTGTATCTGACGGATGCGAGCAGGACCAACACCAGCAGAACCAGTGCCAGTCAAACGCTTCGTTTGTATGTCTGATGAATGAGACATTCTAGCCCCCTATTACTGAGCGCCAGCTTCAGCCATTACATACGTTAAAACGCCAGTAAACGTACCACCAGAAGCGGCAGAAGAGCCTACCATGCCTGTAACTGTTGCATCAGCAGCAAGACCACCAGCAACTGCAAGTGCGCCGTTAGCGCCCACGATTGTACCAGCTGTATCTGCGTCAACTTCATTAAACAATCCATCTGGATCAGCAGATGTACCAATATCAACAGTTGGGTTTGTACCACCAGTTGCGCCACCGATAACCATAATCGAAATAGGAATCGCACCTGCAGGAAGAGTCAATGTCTCTCCAGAGGATGATGATGTACCAATACGAACATTAGTAGCACCACTAGCAGTTGGATCGAACGAAATTTGCACACTTTGAGTCATTGGGGCGGGCGTATGCGTGCCTTTTGCGCCTCCGCCGTATGAGCGGACGACACCTTGGAAGGTTGTGTTTGCCATGTTCATCTCCTGTCTAGGCAAATGTCAGCCACACCGTGCGGCTGTCAGGGATAAACACAGTATAATACAGAAATATATAAAAAGAAAGTGATACGCTTAAAAAGGCAGGAGGGAGGCAGTTTATTACCCCCCTCCCTAGCTCGGCAGTTTATTACCTCACCGAAGCCTGTGCGCTTAAGCCCCAGGCGACCCGAATATTCCGAGTGGATCGGAAACACCGAATGAGTAACGCTCACGAGCCTTGTAGCGGCTGTTACCTGTGTCAAAGTCTGCATCCATAGATGTAGCCATTGGTGAACGGGTAAAGTGCTTAAGACCGTTAGGAACGTCAGTCATTAAGAACCATGCGTCTGTGTCTGTCAGATAGTGGTTAATTGCATAACCCTCTGGAATTGACCCGTTGTTGCGGATCGCATTCAGATCATTATCTGCAGTTCCAACACGACCTTCAGTTTCAAGCAAACGAGTTGCCACGAACTGAAGTGCTGGTGGGATGATCAACTTACGAGGTCTCGCAGCGATCAACAGACCACGCTCATCTGTCCAAGCAGCAATCTGAATAACTGAAGCTTCAAGTGAAGTTTCGTTAAGGTCAGCTGCAACTGCAGGACGGTTTGAGTTTGTACCGCCGCTCACCAATGGGTGGTCAGTAGCACAAAGGGTCTTGCCGTCACCATATGTAGTGCCAGCAGCGAAAGCATTGTTCAGGATTGACGCAGCTTTAACCTGCTTGGTGTACGCCATAGCACGAGCCAGAGCTTTTGTGTAACGAGCAGACAGAGAATCGTAGAGGTTGTCCTCGATTGCTTCTTCTGTGATGCTGAAACCCATAGCAACTGTTTCGTGGTTGTAGCGTGCAGTAAATGCTTCTTGCGCTGCATCGTATTCGATAGCAGAACCTTCAGCCTTTACAGGTGCAGCTGAGAAACCTGACAATTTGGTTTCTTCCTCAAACGAGCGATCTGAGGTTTCTGATTCAAAGATTTCGGCGTGCTCTTCGCCGTATTTTGCGTACTCCAGTCCGAACAAAGCGTTTAGCCCTGGAAGGAGTTCTTTAAGTAGTTGTGCTCTTGAAATAGCCATAACCAATCACTCCTTATATACCAGTTAAGTTGTTAAACGCATGGCCTGCATTCCACTTGACATACGCTTCTGTAAATCCGCCAGAAGAGTTCTTGGTTTCTTCAACCAACTCAACAATACGGAAAGGAAGTGTATTAGTGGTAGCAGAGGTATCAGAGATAGCGCACTTAGAATTACCAGTGACTGTGCTACCTGTGTTGTCCACACCTGCAACGTTCGCACCAATATCGGTGATCGCAAGATCGCCAATAGTTGTGCCTGATGAAACAACAGCCACTTTATACAGTATGTCTGTAGCGTCAGCTACGTAAGCAACAATGTCACTTGCGGCTGTGCTAGCAGGATAATACTGCCTGAAAGTTAACTGTGAAGTGCTTGGATCTGTGAAAGAACAGCCCAAAAAGACACCGATAGGTGTCATAGCAGCATCAAACGTATCACGTTCGACAGTGCCCCCAGTAACGAGTTTCACGGCATCACCGTTGAAAATGTCAGTGGCATAACCACTGGCAATAGAATACTGACGAGTAACGCCAGCAAATGGAGTACCGCTCAACAATTTTACTGGAACAAGCCCATAAGGGGCATCAACAGTTGGATATGCCATCTTTGTATGTCCTTATTGATTTAAGTTCCATTACCAAAAGTGACCTTAGATTTTCTGTCGTTAAACAGAGGCATCCGTGGGTCATTTTCTCTCATAAGGTTGTTATCTACAGATTCCATCTGACCACGGGTTTGCGCTTCAAAATACGCAGTCCGTTCTTCAGCTAGTTCCTTTGGAGCTTTACAAAGCATCAAACCACCGATGACTATGTTGTCTTTAAACTTTTCGTTCTCAACTGTAACCATAGTAATCTCAGGATGATCAGAGGCTTTTACAGGCTCCCAACCTTGTCTTAATTTTGAGGAAACGTTAGTGGCATCTACCGTTCCTTGAGTTGCTACACGGACCCAGTGAAAGTCATACCCTGGCTGGGGTGTAGGATTTGGCAGTGTTTCTGGCCTCATCCAAGCCCTAGTGCGGGTGTTTTTATCTCTAGATTCCAGCTCTCTATCTAAACGATTTTCAGCCATTTTCTTTCCTCATATCTAGTGCAACCTGTTTGGCGTATTGTTCGGGGGTAAGCCCCAATCTCTTTGCGAGATTCAATTGTGTTTGCGTAAGCCTAATTTTCTTAGGTGCTGTGCTCCGCGTAGCGGGGGCAACCACATTTGTTGTTCGCTGAGGCTGGGTATCATCCTCGAATTGTTGATCGGTATCCTCAAAATTATCTGGGAATACCTGTCGCATACGCGCATCAATGCGCTCGTAGTAATCATCGCTCGAGGGATTTATGCCCTCTTTGACAAGTTTGTTATGCAACCCCAGCGCAAAACTTGTCATTTCATCGTCAGATCCAAACCAAGTATTGGTTTCTGCCCATTTCTGAACTCTTGGATCAACTGGTTCCGCTGGAGCGGGTTGTTCTTCTTGTTGTACCGCGCTTTCTTCTTCTTGTAAAGCGGGTAGCTTAAAATTAGCTAGCTTATCAGCACGTAGCTTGGCGGATGTTAAACTTTCCTGTGCAGTAAGTACCGCATCAGAATCACCAGACTCGTACGCTTGTTTATAAGCCTGTTTACTATTAGCTAGTTCTGCTTCGACTTGTTTCTTAGCTTGTTCTAGTAAAGCCTGTTGATTCTTAGTAACATCAGCTTTTAGCTTTTTGTTTTCCTCAAGAACTTTTTGAGACAGTGATTCAAGCTCCGCACGCTCACGTTGAGCAGCTTCTTTAGCACGCCGCTCATCGTGATACCCCTTACTAAAGTGCTGAATTCTTTTGCGTACCTTTTCAGAGTAATCTTCCAACTCCTCATCCGTGATATCAGCGGGTGGCTCAGACGCTTTACGTCCTCTGTCAGCTTTTGGAGTATCATCGACCACTTCAATTTCTGGTTCACTCTCAACAGGGTCAGGTTCACTCTTAGGTTTGTAATCATCCTCTGACTTCTTACCTGACACATCGATTTCAACTGCGCTAGAAGATTCAATTTCTATCTCCTTCTTCTCTCCCTCATTCTCATGAGGAAACTCAAATTCGACCTTTTGGAACGGCATTCTACTCTCCCTATACAGTCATGATTCCTGAAGGGTCTGGAATAACCGCTTCAATAGAATCATCGTTCATTAACCTAAACTCTTTACCGTTTACCTTGAAACGAGTTCCTGTGTTCATACGAAACATTACGTAATCCCCAGGTTTACACCATGCACCATCAGGAAAACGTTCCTTGTCAGTGTATGCTGACTCGCCCATGTCTAACACAATCCCCATGATAGACATGATGTATTCACGGTGTTTCTGTGTATCGGTTTTTAGAATACCTGTATCCTTAAAATGTTCGTCCACATCAGGAAGTGCTACCAACACACGGTAGCCTACAGGTTTAGGAAGTTGCGCTTCCCAAGCGTCTTCGGTAATTTTCTGAGCTGCCTCAGTCATCATCTAGCTCCAAATAGTTTTTCGCAAGGTCTTCTACGTGATTGCGGCAGGAGTCCAGACCTCGTATAACTCCTACGACTTCCCTGTATGCAGCGAAGTCTTGCGCTCCGCCACCAACAAGATGCTGTTGTGCTGCTTCTTTATCTTCTTCAAGCTTTTCTAACAGCACCTCAAATACTGTTTTTGCCATTACTTACCTTTCGTCAAGCCCATCATATCCATTCCAGCTTTGTTCTTAATCTTGATCTGCTCGTTCCTTGAGGAAACACCAGCTTTCTTAGCTTCAAGTTTGATTTCAGCCTTATCAATGGCTTCATCTGCCTTGTCTTTATCGATCTTGCGTTTGAGTTCTGCGGCTTGCAGTTGTAACTCAGCCTGATCTTTTTGTGTCTTACGCTGCACTTCAGCCATTTTAGCCTGCGCTTCCATCTGTCTAATTTGCAGATTTGGATCTTGCGCCTGCTGTTGTGCTGCTTGTTGTGCGGCTTTTTGCTGGTTTTCCTGTTGGAGTTGTTGTCCTGCGTCAGAGACGAGGCGAGACAGTTGTACTTCGATTTGTTCAGGCAGCTGTTCGTTTGGTGGAGGCAGCTCAACGCCCAACCGTTCTTCAATCTGCTGTCTGTACTGGAACCCAAGGTGTTCAGCTATATGTGCTTGCAGTGAAGACATAATCTGATTTGCCTGTGGGTTTTGCCCAATCATTTGTGCGACCATAGGATCTTTCATAAATGACATATGGGCGGCGATATGTGCTTGGTGGTCTTGATAAAGGAATGCTTTGACTGGTTTGCCAGTAAGTGCATCCATATTCTCGCTTACAGGATCTGCAGGTTTTGCATCGTCCGCTGTAGGAACAAGTTTATCTGCGTTCTTGATTCCAAGAACTTCAATCATTTGCCTATGAAGCTGTGGTAAGTCGTATATCTGAGGCGCTTGTTGTGCCATTTGTAGCACGGCCTGATACTGTACGACACGCTGTGCCATAGTTGAGCTGTTAGGATCACTAACGGGTATTACGTCAACCATCATATAGTCAGATTGGCGTGCGCTGATTTCGCCCCTAATAGGTTCGTAATCGTAATCTATGGGTGCGTACTCAGACATAATTGCCTTGAGTAGTTTAAACTCCTGCTTCATGGCAAAGTGTACACGAGATTGTACAGCTGCCATTGGTTTCAGAGTGCGCTCTAATAGGGCCAGTGTTGTACCCACAGGAGCGTTTGCGGACATATCTGATATGTTCATGTCCGAAATAGCGCCAAGTCTACGTCCTTCTTGCGTGATTCTATCAAGCAAAGATAGCAAAGTTTGGCTTGGTTCTTTGTATGGCATGGGCATGATGTTGTCACGGATACTACCAGACGGTACATCAACGTCTTTCCATTCCCCAGGTTCAATGGGACGATCGTCCCCCTTGATACGGAGTCCTCTGGACTTCAAACCCCCAGGGAGGTTGGAAAGGGTTCCAGCATCTACTAGCTGACGTATCAAGGAGGTTCCCGCCCGCGCGTACCCCCCAATGATGTGGATCAAGCCCAATCCATAGAACCCAAAACCTGGGACGTATGGATAGTGGACAAAATGCTGACGCTTCAGCATTAGGGGATCAGCAGGGTTCCAATTTCTTCGGATACCCAGCACTTCTCCCGATCCAACTTCAATGGTGACTACGTACGGTTTAGCAATTTCATCTTCGGAATCATCGATGCCATCAATAACTAGATCTGCATGAACTTCGTATATAGCGAAGCGGTCATCGTCAGTTAACGAATACCCGCCTTCTTCCGCTTTTCTTTTTTCGATATCTGAATGGTACGGTTGCGGCTCCCCGATATCTACATCTCTGTAGAATCCAACAGACTGTAACTTCTTCAGTTCGTTTTTAGTTTTCCGCATAACGTGAGTTACACGCTCTGCGGTTTCGATATGTGTCGCACCGTAAGGTACGATTACATCTTCAGCTGGGATAAACAGAGCAACCTGTCTACCCAAATTAGGATCATAATAAACTTTCTTAAACGCAGACCCTGCTAGTCCTAGACTGTACAGCAACCGCTCATGTTCTGGACGGTACTCAACCATGTTCTCAGTCAACTGATAGTTCATATCAGCTTTGACTCGTAAGGATGCGTCTATTTTTTCTTGTGTCTCATCACCTAAAATTTTTACTTTTACGGGACCATTAGCAGGAAATGTCTCTGACATTGTTTCAGCTTGGAAACGAATAGCAGCTTCTGCCAGCACAGTAGAGTATACCCCACAAGCTCCTTCCCATGGTTCTGTACGCTCTTCATACTTAAAGCCCAGTACGTCCAGACCCTTTACAAAGGTGTCTGCCCATTCTTTACGACTGTCCTCATCGCTTTCAATAAGGCCCATAAGCTCATCGGCTATGTAGCTAAGATCTCCCTCATCCAGCACTTCTGCTAGGTTAGCGTCAAAAGAAGTAGCATCACCTACATCCGCATCAGGGATGATGGTGATTTCCATGCTGCCGTCATCAAGAGTAACAGACTCAGGATTTACGATCTCTATTTCGAGTTCTTCTGGAGCTGCCGCTCCTTGTTCCTCGTCCATACCCACTGGGGCTTGATACACGCTTTTTTCTACTGCCATTAGTAATACCCGCCACGCTTCTGCTTAAAATACTGTATCTCGTCAGGTTCATCAGTTGGCAGGCGGATAAATCCTCCCTGCCTAAATCTCATGAGTGCCATTACGGTAGAGTCTACCAAGTCATCGTGACTCATGAAAGGAAAACCTGCGATCTCCTCCACAACCTCTTCTGCCCATCGTGTCTGAGGTATCCATACCATACCCGATGCCACTATGTCAGCTACAGAATTAAGTCTTGCTAATTTATCCCCTGTACCTCTATGAGGTGTGTATTCCTGCACAGGCAGGCCACTACGCCGCATTTCTTGGTAAATCGCCGTACCTGCGCTTTTCTTTTCCACTATAAACGCATCTGGTTCCCACTCGTCATACTCTTCCATACACAGTTGTTTTAGTTCAGGGAACTCAAATCTGTCCTTTATACTATTCAACAGTATGATGTGATGCCCACCCTCACTCTCGTTTAGGAACACACCCCAAGTTGTCAACGCTGTATAGTCAGCTCGATTGTGTTTTTCAGCAGCGGCATCAAGAGACATGATAATATATTCACACGAAGGTGGACTTTCTGCTGTCCACGCATTCCACCATTCACGTTTAATAATAGAAGCTTCTTCTGCTGTAGGTGTCTGTTGATACTGTGCATTCCACTGAAACGCAGGCATTGACGCTTTAGTTCGTAGCAGTGCCTCCATGTCAAAGAACTCAGGCCACAGCGGTTTTTCTGTTGTCTTGCCCTTATTCTCAATACTCAGTATAGCGGGGAACTCAACCACATCATATTGGTCAGCGAGGGCGTTCTGAGCTTGGTCTTTAACCACTCTTCCTGTGAGGTCGTCCATGTGCCAGCGGGTCTGAATGATTGCCACCTTACCCCCTGGCATAAGTCGAGTTCTGGCCCCGAATGTAAACCACTCGTAGGCTTTATCAAACACTTCAAAGTTTCCGTTGATGACATCTTGTTCGGAATGGGGATCGTCCACGAGCAAGAGGTGAGCACCACGACCAGCAAGAGCTGAACCAATACCACACGCATAGTATTCTCCTCCCATGTTTGTGTTCCATCTACCCGCAGACTTACTGTCAGAGGCTAGTGCTACAGTAGGAAATATCTCCTTATAACTATCAGATGCTATCATGTTTCGGACTTTACGCCCAAAATCCACCGCTAAATCAGTAGTATGTGACACCATCATGACCTTTTTGTCAGGGTTTCTACCCAAAAACCATGCTGGGAACATGATAGACACTAGTTGCGACTTACCATGTCGTGGTGGTATATTAACGCATATTCGGTCTTTTTTACCGAGTTCAATATCCATAAGCATATCTGCCAGCATTCTGTGGTGTTTGCCCACAATGTAATCTGGCTGCATATGTTTACAGAACTCAATGAGGTCATCATATGCTTTCTTATATTGTTGCCGTGTACTTATCTCCCCAGCAAGCTTGTCAATCTCAGCAATCTCTTCAGGAGAAAAAGAGTCCAAGTTGGCTAACATATGCTCTATGTCGGCTTCGGAAAATGAAAAGTCCTGTCTATCGCTGTCCAACGTGCTCATGTCACACTCTTGACCCTGCCTGACCTTTTACACAAGCGGTATCTACAACCCTGTAGGGCATATCAAGCTTGTCCCATATCGCTCTAGCGGTCATGATCATCTCTGTAATACGTGTTTCACACTCAATGCTAGTCTTATATGGGCCTCTTGTGTCCGTAACTTGTATACAAGGCTGTGCTGTACCCATCCAACAAGCCAATACAAGTGCGCTATACATCTTTTAGCCCTAGTTCTTTATCAACATCTACAGGTTCTCCGTCTAAAACCACTGCATCTTCTACTTCTTCGGGGTTTATTAGCTTAGAAAGCTTGGCTCGGAGGCTTTCACGCAGCTCATCCGTAGTTTTATGGGTTACAGTGACCTCTGTTTTGTCTGAAAACAGCCCAACATCGGAAATTTTGCCTAAAAGTTCCAACGCACGTATGCGAACACGCGGATCAGGGTTGTCAGTCTCTAAAATTAGCTTGTTTGTGACCATATGACGGACCTGCATTGCAGAGTTTGCCACAGATTGCCCAAATTCTTGTAAAATATTGCTGGTCAACACCAAAGATGCGGGGGTCAGAGTCGCCGCCCGCTTGTTTGTGACCTTTTTTGATGTCTTTTCAGGGTCTTCTGCGTACGCCATGGACAATTTAGACGCAATATCTTGGTCTTCTTTGTCAGGTTTGACCTCAAGACCGTGCGCCGAAAGTTCTTGTACGGTGTTACAAGCTGCCTCTGCACGAATCTTAAGATCCATGTAGGGTTCGTTGGGGGCGTAGGGTACGCCTATCTCAGGTTCTATCAGTAAAGTCATAGCATCTTACGCAGGTTGTTAACCGATAGTTATTTTTTATACGCTATAATGAGTTATTCTGCAACACCGTGGTGTTCTTGCCAATGTAGCTTGCGATGACAGTTAGCACACAGCGGTATACATTTCTCTTGCACTTCTTTCATTGCAGCTCCATACCGCCCTGCACCAATAAGCTCCCATATATTTTGTTTGCCCTCTTTTATAACGTGATGGAAATCTATGATGGCAGGATGCTTCTCTCCGCAGTGTGCGCATTTTAGCTTCGCTTTAAACTCAGCCCACTCCTGTTTGTACCTGCGCCGATTCCGTTTGGAGTCAGCTTTGTGTTTTTCTTTGTTACGCTGATACCATTCTTTTTGGTAGTTACGCTGATACTCGGTAGCCATGTGGTCTTCCCCCCGATAGGAAGACCTCCCTTTCATGCAAAATATTACATAGTGCGAAAAAAATTTTTGTCAAAAGAAGTTTAGGAGTCCCTATAGGGGGGTGTTCCCTGTGAGAGGGGGGTGGGGTAAGCCGAACGTAAATATGAACTCATAATTCGTGTAAAATAGTATTACATACAGCATATAGTAACAGACTATGACAAGCGGCCTATGGGGAGGGGGTGGGATGTCAGAAAGTTGTAAACAATAACGTATTATGTCAAAACATCCATTGTAATTATTTTTAATTGATGCCATAAAGGGGGCGTCTTCAGGGCAACTCCGCCCTGTTGATTAACTCGGTTAGGGAATTCCCTAACTTGTTAGGGGATTGTCTAGCCTTAACTTCTTTTGTCATGAAAGGAAAAAGCTATGACAAACTCTATCATTACAGACGGTATCTTGAACGCAATCCCTGTTGAAGTGAAGAAAGCATATCACGCCGACCAGTCGGCTGAGAAAGCTTTTGTCAAAAAACGGGGCGCGTTTATTGACTTGTGTTACTCTCTCAACATTCGGTCAAACATGGTTCAGTCTCCAAAGACTGGCGGCATGATTACCGAAGAGGCATTCGAGGAACTGAATGCTATGATTGTTAGCGAATTTCCAGCTAATGAACAGAAGCTATTGGCTATGCCTGCCAAGGCGGTTCCAGAAGGTCGTAAAGATGTGAGGAAACAACTTCAGCAGAAGATTGGTTCCAAGCGGAAAGACCTAAAGAATGCTCTCAAGAGGCGTGAAGAGTTACACGCCCAAGGCAAAGGGGCGGACACTATCCGCACCAGAACATCTGAAGAGATATTGGCAAACTCTCTCACAGATGCCTTGAAGAGAGTGCAAACTCTTGAGGAACCGACTTTCGATGTTGAGGCTTTTGTTGAACACATCGAGGCGGCTCAGGAAGTCATGAAACAAGGTCTGTAAACAACTTAGGGCGAGGCAGTCAGACTGCCTCGCCTGTCTCTTTTTGGAAAGGAAAAATCATGAAACTATCTGACAGTGAAAATCAACTTGCAACTTCTGGTATTACTCAAGAGGAATTGGAAGATTGGTTATCTAAATCTGAAGAGACTGGCTCTTACCGAGGCTACGGTCGTCATACTATTGCTATGGCACTGCTAGCTAAGATTGAGGCTAACCAAAGAATAGCTGATATGAACAAGGCAATGGCTGAGTCACTAGAAGAGATTGACCTAGCCGAATTGGATAAGGTCAACGAAAAATGGAAACGTGCTAACTCTAGTTGGTTAGAACGGTATAAGACTGTTGATGAGAAACGAAAGAAGTTGATGTACTACTTATCTCTATAACAAATTTAGGCAGGGCTTTTTAGTCCTGCCTTTTTTTGTGCCAAAATTTTGGCTGAAGCCAGTTCCCAGTGCCGCGTTGAGTCCAGGCGGATTCGGTATTGCCCACGCACACAAAGAAGTTAGGGAATTCCCTAACCCACAACGAAGCCAGTTCTCAGTGCCGCGTGGAGTCCATGCCTGTGGCGATGCCAGTTCTCGATGCCGCGTGTAGCCAATGTTCTAAATGTTCCGTTGAATGTTCCAGAATGTTCTTTTTTATTTCAGCAAAAACGTACATTATGTTTTCGTGGTAAATCGTGACAAGGCGTGTTGGGCAAAGGTTTCCTGTGTTAGGGAATTCCCTAACTCGTAGGTGTATATATATAATGTTCTTTTTTTAAATTATTACTATCCCAGATTAAATTGACCAGAACAAGTTATGGTATGTACGCTTTTCTGTTCACCTACCTGTGGCGAGGTATCTACTTCTTAAATCACGGAACATTAGAACATTGTAAGTTTTACAGTGAGTTACTCAGCTACATTTTACGAACAATAGCGAACAATACACAGCTTGGCACTATATACCACCATTTGTTATTATTTGACATTTAATCACACTTGTAGTATAATATAAAGATAGTGAGAGATTGGCTCGTTTTTTCCTTTCATGGCCTCTCTCACTATACACCACAACACGTTGTCAAGAGGAGACATACAATGACATCGCAAACAAACACACTGGTTACAACACCAACCAATGTTAGGGAATTCCCTAACTCCACCGAAACTGCACCGACACTATCTTCTAGTGCCATGCTTGTTGAGTTATCCGTCTCATGTTGGACAGGACGCAAGAAAGACAAGCGTGCGTCACAAGACGTTACTGCAAGCAACGGTGCGGATGATGGCGTTGCTAATGTTCACAAGAAGCTACTTGCTGATTGCGAAGAATTGGTAGCGATACAAAAGTTTGTCGGTAACGTGCGTAACATACATTACGCATCTACACTGGCATGGTCAGACACTGGACTGCGCCTGTTACCAACAACAGCGTACTTTAAGTATCACCAACAGATGACCGAATTGCAGACAGAGTTCTTCCGTTTGGAAAACATCTTTTCCTCTGGATACGATTGGGTTGTTACTCAAGCACAGGCCAAGCTAGGTAGCTTATGGGTTGCTGACGACTATCCAACTGTTGAAAGCATACGCAAGAAGTTTGGTTTCCGTCTGTCGTACATACCGTTGCCCGAAGCTGGTGACTTCCGTATTGATGTCGGTAATGAGGCCATGACACAAATCAAGTCTGAGTATCAGGCATTTTACGAGCGCACTTTCAACACAGCTATGAAGGACGTATGGCAACGTGTTTATGACGCATTGTCTCGTATGTCTGAGCGATTGGATTATTCTGACACTGAGAAGAAGCGTGTGTTTCGTGATACGCTAGTCAGCAACGCAACCGACTTGATTGACCTATTGGATATTTGCAACGTGTCACAAGACACACAAATGTCTGCACTGAAACTACAGTTAGAGGAGACACTATCTGGTGTCACACCTGATGGCTTGCGTGATGACGAGTACCTACGCAAGCAGACCAAAGCCAACGTGGACAGCATCATCGCAAACCTTCCCTCGTTGGATATATAAGTTAGGGAATTCCCTAACATCAACCTTTGTCAAATGGAGAACAAAATGACAAATCAAGCAATCCAAATGTATGCACTTAACCTTGACCAAATCACACAGGCTATCAAGGCCAACGGTCACAAACGCACAATGCTTGTGCAAGGCCACATGGGTACAGGTAAGTCATCAATCCTTAACGTGTTATCACAAGAGTTACCTAATCATATACCGTGTTACTTTGATTGTACCACCAAAGATTTGGGTGACGTTATGATACCGAAGATGAGCGAAGCCGAAGGCAAAGACTATGTGGCTTTTGCGCTCAACGAAGAACTTGGTGTACATCATGGCAAGCCAGTCATCCTCATGATTGATGAGTATGGCAAGGCAAACCCTGCGGTCAAGAACGCACTGTTACGTCTTATGTTGGAGCGCAAGACAGGCGGTCACACACTACATCCAGACAGCATCGTGTTTGCTACAACAAATTTGGGTGCAGAGGGTGTCGGTGACTTGTTACCACCTCATGCTCGTAATCGTATCGCTGTCGTTACTTCACGCAAGCCAAGCAATACCGAATGGATTGAATGGGGTATCAACAACGAGATTGACCACAGCTTGCTCGGTTGGTGTAAAGACAACCCACAACTGTTTGCATCTTTTGATGAGGTCAAAGACCCTGACGAAAACCCGTACATCTTTCATCCAAAGACACAACGTGCGGCATTCGTTACACCTCGCTCATTGGAAGCTGCATCTGATTGGTTGAAACAACGTGCCTCTTATGATGACCAGACACTTACGGCTGTTCTCATGGGTACGATTGGTGAGCGTGGCGCAATGGACTTGATGGCGTTTGTCAAGATGTCTGACCAACTACCAACTTTGGAAAGCATCAAGACTGACCCGAAAAATGCCAAAGTGCCTGACAGTGCCGCCGCAGTTTGTATGGTTGTGTATCGCACACTAGCAAGTTTGGACAAGGATTGGGTCAATCAATGGATGGACTATCTTGTTCGTCTCGACAAAGAGGCACAGGGTATGTTTGCCAATGGCGTACGCAATCCGAAGTATTCCAAGCAGTCACTTGTTATGACCAACAAGAAGTTTACTGAATGGGCTATGCAGAACAACTATATGTTTGCGGCAGACAAAGCATAGTTAGGGAATTCCCTAACTCAATCAATGGAGAATGATATGTTAGCAATAGGAAAAAATCTTACCACGGAACAACGGCTGTCAAAGGCCGTTGTCGATATCATGGCAAATCCAAAGTACATCGCACTCGCTGGTGTCCTCATGATTGGCAACCGTAGTATTGACAACACCAAAGCACCGACAGCTTGCACCAACGGCAGAGACGAATGGTACAATTCCGAATTCGTTGACAAACTGTCTGACCCTCAACTGCGGTTTCTTGTCCTGCACGAAGTGTACCACAAATTGTACAAGCACTTGATTACGTGGCAACATCTTTACAAGGACAACCCGAAGAAGGCCAACATCGCGTGTGACTATGTAATCAACATCAAGATTACTGATGACAACAAAGATGGTTGGGCTGTCATGCCTGACGGTGGTTTCATCAACGAGAAGTATCGTGGCTGGGATAGTGCGGCAGTTTACGCTGACCTCGATGACAACTGCGGTGGCGATGACAACGATGGTGATGACAGTGGCAATGGTCATGGTGGTTTCGATGAACACGATTGGGATGGCGCACAAGAACTGTCTGACGCAGAAAAGCGTGACCTTTCTCGAGACTTGGATGAAGCAATCCGACAAGGTGCGCTCGTTGCTGGCAAGACTGGTTCTGGTGGTGACAGAGAACTTGCCGAGTTACTGCAACCACAAGTCAACTGGCGTGAGGTGTTACGTGAATTCGTGACAACAACTTGTCAGGGAAGCGACTATAGTACCTGGGCCAGGCCTAATCGTAGATACATAGCAACAGGTTATTATATGCCAAGCGGTATCAGTGAGAAGGTAGATGAACTTGTCATCGCTGGTGATATGTCTGGGTCAATCGGACAGCACGAAATATCTGTCATACTCACTGAGGCCAAGTCAATATGTGACACTGTGAAACCTGACAAGGTACGCATCTTGTATTGGGATACCAAAGTCTGTGCTGATGAAGTCTACGAACAGCACGAACTGGATGATATGGTAAACTCCACCAAACCTGCTGGCGGTGGCGGTACAACTGTGTCTTGTGTTCCTGAATACATGACAGACAAGAACATCACACCACAAGCTGTTATCGTGATTACTGACGGTTATCTTGGTAGCGACTGGGGTAGCTGGTCTTGTCCTGTCCTGTGGGTAATCATCGACAACAACACGATTGCACCGTCTGGTGTGACGCTTCATGTCAAAACCACTGACCTGTAACAAAGTTAGGGAATTCCCTAACTTCACCTATGGAGGACGTAATGGGCTATCGCTCAGAAGTATTCATCGCTGTCGCACTGCCAACCATTCCTGTTTTGTCGGAACTGGTTTCTGTGTATGCCATCGACCCTCGAGTTCAAAAATGTCAGACCGTTGAGGACTGGTTGTTGAAAGAACAGGAATATCCAAACGGAAGTCGGTACGGTGGGCCATTTTACACCATGACTTATCACCACGAACATACCAAATGGTATGACGCATACGATGACGTTGGGGCTTTCATGCACCTCGGCAAACTATGTTCAACCTTTGCAGAAGAACGTGGTGATATGTTCTCATACGCATACAGATTTTGTCGCATCGGAGAGGAGCATGGCGACATAGAAGTAGACTCGCATGAGTCAGAAGATGGTCTGGGTCAAGCCATGTCTGATGAACTAAATGACCTAGTGTATCCTGTGCAGATGTTGGAGATTGTCAACAGAGGTACAGATTGTCGACTAAACATAACCCCAAGTGGGTCTTTGCAAATCCAAAGAGGAGAATAAAAATGGCATTATATTATTTCAACCACATCAAATTTTCTGAGGTGGAAAGACTTTATGACAGCACCAAGCCTGTCGTATCCAAGAACCACAGTAAGGCTGATGACGTTAGACCCATCGGGGACAGGAGACGTAAGTGGGAACGTGTAAAGAAGATATCACCTGACTGCTATCTGTTTCTTGATGGTTGTTACGGTGATGATGTATTCGGAGTGAGCGTGTGGAATCCTGACTACAAGGGAGCAACCCAAGAAGAAGTGGTTGCCTTTGCACCTATCAAGTGGGAGCGCAAATCATGTGGTAACGAGTTTGTATCAATACGCAACGGTATTGGAGACTACGCACACACTGGACGCTATCAATTCATAAGTCGCAACCTACCAACAGGTTTGAGATTTATTGTACGGAATGGCAAGCAATTCGTATGTAACGACAGCAACTCGTATTATCTGCCCAAAGGCAAAGACATACCGAAGTCTTTGTATGAATACCGAAAGTCGCAAGGATATCGAAATGCTGAGAATGTGGAAACGTACACTCACGACCCACGAAACGCAGAGCTAGTATTCATGCGTGTAAACAACTCATGGCGTCTTGCACAAGACGAACACGCTCTGCCGAAACCACCTCGTACCTTGGTCAACAAACAACTCAAGGACAAATACAAGAAGGACATCGAGAAGTTTCGTGAGTACGTGTTTTCTATTGCACCTATGTTTGACACATCATCGGGGCAGGTTGGTTGGCACAACTACAACTGGGAGCAGAACAGGCAGATGAACACGGACTACCGTGAAGCGTGTGTAGAGGAGTTTCCAGATGTTGTCACACCAAACACGGGCAATATGCAACTAGACACCATTCCTGCAGAACTTGCAATACGTGTGATAAAGGACTATAATAGTAAGATAAGATATTATCTTGCCTACCAGTTTGCGATACATTCTGATATTAGAAGTATCCAGACACAAGAAGATAGTAACAGAGTGAAGTCACAATTCAATCGCTGGATAAACAAAATGTGTGGCTTTACCTACGTTGAAGACCGTAGTTAGGGAATTCCCTAACTACTACAAAGAGGAGACTAAAATGGCTAATTACGAACCAATCCCTGTGAGCAGTGCAAAGAAAATGCACAGCAACACACCCGACAGTGTATTACCAGACGAACTTGTTGTGCTGTGTGACAGACTGCAACGCGCGATGCGTGGCATAAAGTTTGCGAACAAAAGCAAAAACAAAATCTGGTGTTACTTACCTAATCATCCGTTGACCATTGGTTACATTACATACGGTCAGCTACAGGATGACACAACCAATCGCTTGTGGGGTATTGTCTCGCATACCATAGACAATGGTAAGTATTCCGAATACAGAGTGGAGCGCAGAACTAAAATGACTAGCAAGCTGGAGACAGCAGTGAAGCTGGCTAAGAAGTTTATGCGTCCTCACACTCTGCTTGAACTCAACAAGTACGCAAAGTCTGATATGACTTACGAACTGTCGAAGTTGGCAAGCGATGCTAGAGACACCGCCACTACCGCTATACGCACTATCGGTGAGGATACTTTGTGGGCAGAGTTAAAGCGTCTATACCAGACTGACCATGAGTTTCATGACCCAACACTGCGTGACAAGTTAACACAAATGTACGAAGCTGAAGCACGAGCATCTCAGATAAAAGAAAAGTACAAGACAGGTAACGGACTGCGTATGGCATTTGTCAACATATCGGAGTCTGTGTCGGGTCAACGGTTTGAATGTGCTGAAGTCAAACGCCCCACAAGTAGTTGGGAACATGAGTTTGAGGACACCCATGTTTACTATGGCAGTGACTTACCAGAACATCTTACTGGTGCAATCGCTGTTCTAAGTATGCTTGGAGACAAAGAGTTTGTTGAGGGTGTCGGTTTCAAATGCAGTGACACTATGTACTATGTCGAACTACCTTAGTATATCGGATGACAACATATATCGTGTATCAATAGACCCTGACACCAAACTAGTCGAAATGGTATCTCTTGGTATGTTTAATGTTGACCCACAGCTGGAAGGGTTCTATGATGATGTAGATGACCTTCCAGTATGGGCGCAGGAAAAGTTGTCAGTGCTTATGTTATGCGATGCAGTGCCACCAACGCAAGAGATTGATGGTGTGGGTAAGCGAATAAGCACTCACGTTTACTGGCTGTACAAATTGGAGATGGAAAATGAGAATGATGGATAGAGTAAAAAACAGAGCAAGAGTTACAAGCGTTATTCTGGGTGGGGCATTAGTTTATTTTCTAATTGCCATGACAGCCCTGTTTTGGTTTGACTGGCTCTGGATGTTGGGTGTCGAAGAAAGTCAACGCTACACATGGTGGGGCGTGATTTATGGATTATCCAACGGTGGTTGGTAGTTAGGGAATTCCCTAACTTTTGAATAGAGGTCAGGTTTTTGTGTTTCCTTTCCCCTGACCTCGAAGTGGCGGTTAGAGTGTAGTGTGTGCCGCCACAAAAAGTGGGTGACAGCTTTGCCAAGTGGTGTTGTTGGGGCTGTCACCCATGATACCAGTTTTTACAAATGTAAGGTTTGAGGAAGTGATAGACACAAAAAAGATTGCTAATTTTTTCTGGGCGCATAGGCATAGGGATTTCTACCCCTTAGACGCACATAACGAAATCGATCCAGATTTTGATGAGTACCATGTATGTAAAGATGTTTTCATAGAAGAACCATATCGCTGTAAATCAACGGTTCTTTCAGAGAAGGTAGTGCGTGGCTTCAAGAAAGCGGAGAACGGAGAGGACGATGAGAGTAAATAATCATCAGGGCTTGTGGGAAAAAGGTAACAAGAAATGCCTTTGCTGTAACAAAACTATTGCTGAGTTAAAAGAAGACTACAAAAAATTTAATGACTTCAGAAAGGCCGCAGAACTCACCGCACAAACAAGAGCGATGCTTCTTAACGGCTTCTATGATTACATCAGTATTGAAACACATGGTAATCACTTTTGGTATACTTGGATGGGCAATACCTGTAGGTCTTGTAGCGGTGCGCCTCAGACGGTAGGGGAGATGTTTCTGGCGGTATATTCTGAAGGCGATTGGCTATGCGACAAATGTTATGCTCGTAATCCACAAGACACGAAAGGCCGCTGGAAGTTTGCGCCATTGCCTGATGACGAAGAAATTGACGAAGACTACTTGACAATGCCATAAACTATCGTCAACTATCTAATGGTGAGGTAGGGTTCTATGACACCAGAAGCAAAAGTAAAAAAGAAAGTAGTGGGTATTCTGAAGCGTTTAGGTGCGTACTACTTTTATCCTGTAACAGGTGGCTATGGCAGAAGCGGTGTGCCTGATGTTGTTGGATGTTATGAAGGTAAATTTTTTGGAATAGAATGTAAGGCAGGTACAAACACACCAACTGCATTACAAGAAAAGAACTTACGAGATATAGAACACAATATGGGTATTGCTCTTGTCATAAACGAAGATAACATTGATGAGGTTGAAATAGAGCTAACCCAAAGCGCTGCAGCACGTAGCAAACGTAACACACAGAAAGACGTTATACCTGATATCGACAACATGACTGACGAAGAATTAGAAGATTGGATATTTTCTGGTTCTGCTAATCCAGAAGATTTTGATGATAAATAAAGTCACTATAAAAGAAAAAGGTTTCTTTCAAAAAGCATACGAGAATGGGGTATGCCCCAAGTGTAGTTGTAAAGTTGATTACACAAAAGAACCAATAGTCTGTTCAGTATGTAGCTTACAGATTTCTTATGGAGTGAAGGATGACAGAACGAGAGAAACTTAAAGAGTGGCTAAAAACGTCACCCTTTATGTGGACTATCATTGACAGCGTTAGTGACAACAACGCTATAGTCGTTGAATTTGAGGTAGTCCAAAATAACCGAGACGGACAACAGGAGTTGCCTCTCGAAACAACCTAGCCAAAATGGAGAATAACATGGCAAGAAAAAAGATGACTAAACAAGAGAAGGTTTGGAAGTATTTAATAAAAAATCCACTGGCCTCTACAAAAGACATAGCAGAGAAAGTGGGGTGTACACCTAAATATGTTTACTCACTCAGGAGTAAGACAGGTACGCCTAAAGAAATACTTGCGAAAGATATTAAACCACTAATGCCGCCACGCACAAAGGTGTTGACACAAGCAGACAAGCTGGTCAATGGCGCAAGGGCGGCTGAGTACGGTGACGCAAAGCAGAACTTTGAAGACATAGCAAAGTTATGGTCTGTGTTATTGGAGACAGAAGTGACCGCCCAACAGGTAGCACTGTGCATGATTGCAGTAAAATCAGCTAGGCTGATGAAGTCAGCCAGTCACGATAGCTGGGTAGACATTTGCGGTTACGGTGCGCTCGGTGGCGAGTTGCATGAAAAAGTGTGACGAATGTAACAAGGATGCCATTGTGGAGAGCGGTGGCATCCTTATTTGTGCAGAATGTTACATGAGAAAAGTGAAAGAGGAACAACGTGGATTTAATCACTCTAGATTTCGAGACATACTACAGCCAAGATTTCAGTCTGAGCAAAGCAACGACTGAAGAATATGTGCGTGACCCTAAATTTCAAGTCATTGGCGTAGGTATAAAAGTAAATGACAATCCGTGCGAGTGGGCAAGTGGTACACACGAACAAGTTAAGGAATACTTATCAACCTTTGCCTGGGATCAATCAATGTTGTTGTGTCATAACACTATGTTTGATGGGGCAATCTTAAATTGGATTTTTGATATTAGACCAAAAGCGTATGCAGACACTATGTGTATTGCCAGAGCGATACATGGTGTGGAGACAAGCGCAAGTCTGAGAGCCATAAGTGAAAAGTATGGCGTGGGCGAAAAAGGTTTTGAAGTTATAAATGCGAAGGGCAAAAGACGAGAGGACTTCACACCAGAAGAACTTTCTCGTTACGGAGACTACTGCGTAAATGACGTAGACCTTACTTGTAAGCTGTTCAAGATGATGGCAAAAGGTTTCCCAAAAACAGAACTAAAACTTATTGACCTGACCCTGCGTATGTTCATAGAGCCTACGCTGGAACTAGACCTTGGATTGCTAGAGCAACACCTAATCGAAACTAGAGACCGTAAAGACGAACTGTTAGAAGAAGTAGGGGTATCGAAAGAAGAACTGATGAGCAACCAAAAATTTGCTGAGTTGCTACAGAACTTAGGAGTAGAGCCGCCTACAAAAATAAGTCTAACCACAGGCAAAGAGACATTTGCATTTGCCAAAACAGACGAAGCGTTCAAGGCACTAGCGGAACATGAGAATGACAAGGTACAATCGCTTGTATCAGCTAGGCTTGGAACTAAGAGTACGTTAGAGGAAACACGCACACAGAGGTTTATAGATATAGCCAAGCGTGGGAAGCTACCCGTACCTATTCGTTACTATGCCGCACACACTGGCAGATGGGGTGGCGATGACAAAATTAATCTGCAAAACCTACCAAGCCGTGGAGTAAACGGCAAAAAACTAAAGCGTGGCATCATAGCCCCCGAAGGCTACACTCTTATCGATGCTGACTCTGCACAAATCGAAGCGAGAGTATTGGCATGGTTGGCTGAACAGGACGACCTGACACAAGCGTTTGCCAAAGGAGAAGATGTTTATGTGAAGATGGCTTCTCGTATCTACGGCGTGCCAGAAGAAGATGTTACAAAAGACCAGAGATTTGTAGGAAAGACTACAATTCTTGGTGCTGGTTATGGCATGGGCGCAGTCAGATTTACAGAACAGCTAAAGAACTTTGGGTTTGACATGGAACTGCATGAGGCCCGCAGAGTTATAAATATATACCGTGACGCCAACTGGAAGATAAAACATTTGTGGCGAGACGCACAGAATATGTTGATAAACCTGACCCGTGGTGACACGTACGAATTTGGTAGGGCAGGTGTCATAGGTATCAGCAGCTTACACAAGGCTTTGATATTACCGTCTAACTTGTTATTACACTACACCGACCTTAGAGCTACCCCCACCGACAAGGGTGTAGATATGGATTACCAGACAAGGAAGGGTAGGACTAGGATTTACGGTGGTAAAGTTATAGAGAACGTGTGCCAAGCAATAGCACGTTGTATTATTGGCGAACAGATGTTAAAAATAGCTAGTAAATACAAAGTTGTAATGACGGTGCATGACAGCATAGTGTGTTGCGTACCTGATGATGAAGTCTTTGAAGCCCAGCAGTACGTGGAAACTTGTATGCGTTGGTGTCCAGATTGGGCAGAAGGACTACCAATTAACTGCGAAAGCGGTGCAGGCAAGTCTTACGGAGATTGTGAGTGAGTGAAAAGTGGTCTTTCAGCAGGCTTAAATCTTTTGAGCAATGTCCGAAACAGTTTTATCATGTCAAGGTTGCTAAAGAATATGAAGAACCTGAGACTGAAGCTATGCTTTATGGTTCTGAGTTTCACAAGGCTTGCGAAGATTACGTCAGGGATAGAGTATCTATCCCAAAGAAATTTGCTTACATAATAAATACCTTAGACGCTTTGATTGCCAAACAAGGTGAGAAGCTGTGTGAATATAGGATGGGAGTAACGAAAGATTTAGAGCCTTGTTCTTTCTTTGCCGAAAATGTCTGGTGGCGTGGCATAGCAGATTTGGTTATACTTAACGGAGAAGAAGCTACCGTCATAGATTATAAAACGGGAAAGTCTACTAGGTACGCAGACAAAGGACAGCTAGAACTTATGGCTCTGGCTACATTCAAACACTTCCCTGTAGTTAAGAAAGTAAAAGCAGGGCTTTTGTTTGTTGTCTGTAACGAGTTAATACGTGATAGCTACACTGCGGATCAGCAGCCAGACCTTTGGAAGAAGTGGATTAATAAATATGGTGTGCTGGAAGCGGCTTTTAAAAATAACGTATGGAACCCAAATCCTAGTGGGCTATGCCGCAGACACTGTGTAGTATTAGAATGTCCACATAATGGGAGAAGCTGATGCCCTATACAAAATCAAAACGCCCGTACAAGAAAGAGTACCAACAGCAGAAGGCTAGGGGCGAACATGAAAACAGAATGGAACGTCAGCGAGCAAGACGTAAGCTGGACAAGAAGGGTGTCAAGCGTAAAGGCAAAGACGTAGCCCACAACAAAGCGTTGAGTAAAGGTGGTTCTAACAAAGATGGGGTAAGACTGCAAAGCCGAAAGAGGAACAGGGCGGCTGGCGGTAGAATGAGTAGCCCGAAGAAAGCTTAGGGAATTCCCTAACACTTGGAGATAAGAATGGAATTGTATCAAGATAAAGCTGTTGTGTTACGACTTCGGCATCCAGAGAAAGTTACGACACTACTGCCAGAAAGCACACCTCTACTCGATGGACGGTTGGCTGTAAAGTGGGGTGTTGAAGAAACGCAGACCCTAAATTATTTAGGTATAAACGTACCTTCACCTATTATAAAAAAGTATGCGTGGACTGGTAAGCATAAACCATTTGTGCATCAGCGAGATACGTCAGCTTTTCTTACACTCAACAAACGAGCCTTTTGTTTCAACGAACAGGGTACTGGCAAGACAGCCAGTGCTATCTGGGCGGCTGACTTTTTAATGAAGCAGGGAGCCGTACGCAGAGTTTTAGTTGTATGCCCTCTGTCTATAATGCACTCCGCATGGAAAGATGATTTGTTTACTTTTGCCATGCACAGAAAGGTTGACATAGCCCACGGTGCGCCAGCAAAGCGTAAGAAGATTATAGAGTCTGATGCTGAGTTTGTTATCATAAATTATGATGGTGTAGAGATAGTCGAAGATGCCGTAGCTTCTGGTAACTTTGATTTGATAATCGTTGACGAGGCTACACACTATAAGAATGCACAAACAAAAAGGTGGAAGACCTTAAACAGATTGGTCACACCTGATACTTGGCTGTGGATGTTGACAGGCACACCTGCCGCACAATCACCTTTGGATGCTTATGGCATAGCAAAACTTGCTAATCCTAATTCTGTGCCACGGTTCTTTGGTTCTTTCAGAGACATGGTGATGTGGAAGATATCGCAATTTAAATGGATACCGAAAGAGAACGCCACAGACATTGTGTTTCATGCGTTACAACCAGCCATACGATTTACAAAAGACCAGTGCCTAGATTTACCACCTATGACTTATGTGAAGCGGCAAGTCGAACTGACACGACAGCAAAAGAAGTATTACGAAACACTCAGAAAGAAGTTGATAGTACAGGCCGCTGGCGAAGAGATAACAGCCGCTAATGCAGCAGTGCAGATGGGTAAACTCCTACAAATATCTTCTGGTGCGGTATATACGGACGGCGGAGAAGCATTGGAGTTTGACATCAAAAACCGTTACCAAGTGTTACGAGAAGTGATTGACGAAAGCAGTAAGAAAGTTCTGGTGTTTGTGCCTTTCAAACACACTATCGATGTGCTGACTGAAAAACTACGTAAGGACGGCATAACCACTGAGGTCATCCGAGGTGATGTATCCGCCAACAAACGCACAGAAATATTCGACCACTTTCAAAACAAAGAAGACCCGAAAGTTTTGGTTATTCAACCACAGTCTGCGGCTCATGGTGTTACGTTAACAGCTGCCAACACTGTTGTATGGTGGGGGCCGACAAGTTCTTTAGAGACGTATGCACAAGCGAATGCCAGGGTGCATCGATCTGGGCAGACACATAAATGTACTGTGGTGCAGTTACAAGGTTCTGCCATCGAGAAACGTGTTTACGCATTATTAGATAATAGAATAGACGTACACACAAAAATGATTGATCTTTACAAAGAAATACTTGACTAGCTAGCCAAACGTCACTATCTATTAAGTATTAATGACAATTTGGAGAGCGTCATGAGTAAAGAGCAAGGTGGTATTCCTATCGATAAACTAACAAAAACATTCATTAAGATTAGAACTAAACGTGCTGAGTTGGTTGCTAATTTTAAGGAAGAAGAAGAAATTCTTGTCCAGCAAATGGATAAGATTAAGAAGGCTCTTTTAGCCTATTGCAAAGAGCATGGGGTAGAGAGCGTTAAGACTTCTGAAGGTGTGTTTTATAGAACGACTAAAGCTAGATACTGGACTAATGACTGGGAGCAGATGCACAAGTTTATCCTTGAGCATCAAGTGCCTGAGTTATTAGATAAGCGTCTAAATCAGTCCAACATGAAACAATTTTTGGAAGAAAACCCAGAAGTAGTACCCAAGGGTCTAAACGTGGACTCTGAGTACGTAGTATCAGTGAGGAAGAAATCATGAACGCAGGTCCGTATGTGCCGATTGAAGAACTGGCAAAACATTTTTCTGTGTCCATATCCACTATTAGAATGTGGGTAAGGAACGGACACATACCAAAAGATACCTATGTAAACATAGGAAACACTTATCGATTTAATATTGATAATGTGGCTTCTGCTCTAACGAAATCAAATGCAAAAGAAGATAGCAATGATGACGTTGGTGAAAACGTAGTAGATTTTAAACCTGCTATGGCAGGGTTTCAACAATCTGAAATAGATGACGATATGTAGGTAAACAAATTGTTTAGTCGCATTAGTTTAAATGGTAACAAGTTCACCCAGTATGAGGATGGGAAAAGGACGCCCGTGGCAGACGATAGCATAAATGTAGTTATCGTTAGTTCGGCTCCTGTGTCTCGCACTTACTACAAAGGTGAATATGACCCTGATAGAACAAGCCCACCTACTTGTTGGTCTGCAACTAATGCCAGCCCCTCTCCTGATGTGCCACCAGAGCAACGACAGTCTATTCGTTGTTTGGACTGTGTGCATAATCACAAAGGTTCTGGTAGCGGTGGTGGTCGAGCGTGTAGGTTTGTTATGCGACTAGCTATAGCTTTAGAAGATGATTTGGATAAGATACATCAACTACAGTTACCAGCTACTTCAGTGTTTGGTGATGCAAAGAACGGTAATATGCCCATGCAAGCGTACTCTCGTCATCTACGCACTCACAAGACACCAGCCATATCTGTGGTAACAAATGTATATTTTGATGCTGATAGTTATGCACCAAAATTATTCTTCAAACCAATTCGTCCTCTAGAAGAAAATGAGTTGGGTCTCGCTCATGAGTTGGCTAGCCAACAACAAACTACTGAGGCCATATCAATGTCAATGCCTGTAAAAAGGCCAAACTTTGCGGAAGTAAATGGGTTTGTTTACACCGCAAATGCAAACTAGGAGAGACTTAAATGTCTGAAACATATTTTATAAGTAATGTATCTGCTTTGTACCCTAAGATAGATAAAACATATAAGTTTGACCGTAAGACAAATCGGTCAGTGGGGTGCAAGCCAACGGATGATGGTTCTGAATATTCTGTCAGCTTCAAGATGGATAAGGCAACGGCTAAGTCTTTGTGGGCGTATATGAAAGAAGCATACGCTGAAGAAAGAAAAGAAGATTGGCCCGAAGATATAACTCGCCCATTCAAAGAAGAAGATGGTTTGTTTATACACAAAGCCACTTTGAAGGGGGCTTATAACGGAGAGGCAACAAGGAAGCCCACACAGGTTGATGCCAAAACAAATCAGCTTCCTGATGATTTTCAGTTAACTACAGATAGCATCATTAATGTAGCTGTAGCTGGCAAGCCATATAGCGGTGACATGGGAGCAGGTGTTTCATTACGCTTGCAGGGTGTGCAGGTTGTAAAACTTGAGCCAATGAAAGCTAGATCACCGTTTAGTGCAGTAGACGGATTTGACTCCAAAGAGGGTAACGTGTTTGCACAAAGCCAACCTGATTCCACTGAGGTGGAAGAACCAAAGAAGGTCGTCAAAAAGTCCTCGCCAAAACCTGATGATAATGACGACTTGAGTAGTATTGTTGACGATTGGGATGACTAATCTATAAAGTACTACTCTGCCACGGCATGGTTTTTTATCATTTTCTCCATGCCGTGGTATCTTTTGGCGAGGATATTATGGACACAAACGAATTTTTTCACAGAGTACTTGCCCCTGATGGGTATTACTGTCTGTTCGCTATCGACACAAACAACGATAAGCGTGTGCAGAAGTTTTATCCAACTAAGGCAGACATATTAGATGCGGCACATAACTTAGACCAAAACGGATATGACGCATACTTTGCACTCGCTACCTTTGAAGAGGACAACTCTCGTAAGGTAGACAACGTAAAACAACTTAAGTCTTTCTTTCTTGATTTGGACTGCGGTCCTAGCAAAGATTTTGCGACACAGCATGAAGCTGTTATGGCGTTACGTAGCTTCTGTTCACAGAATAATTTACCTAAACCTACTTTGGTTAACTCTGGGCGTGGGGTACACGTATACTGGTTCTTAAAGGACGCAGTGAGCCTCTCTGAGTGGCTACCTGTTGCTGAGAGGCTAAAGAAGTTATGCGCAGAGTGTAACTTGTTAGCTGACCCTGCTGTGACCTCTGACGGGGCTAGAGTTTTAAGAGTACCCTTTACTCATAATCATAAGGCTGACCCACCTGCTTTGGTACAGTTTTTCGGTAGAGAGCCGTCAAAACCTGTAGATGTAGATTATTTTTCTGGGTTGCTTGGTTTGGATACGATACCAGTTCCGAATGCCATCGGACATTCTAGTAGCAGTGCGCTCATGGATGCGCTCAATAGCAACAAGAAATGTGTGTTTAAAGATATTTTGGTAAAGACACAAGCTGGCAAAGGTTGCGCGCAGTTAAAATACCTAGTCACAAATCAGGAAGAAACTAGCGAACCATTATGGAGAGCGGGGCTTTCAATAGCCAAGTTCTGTGAAGACGGCGACAAGGCTGCTCATGCAATATCTAAACATCATTCTGAGTATTCTCCTCATGCTACCATAAAAAAGCTAGACCTTATAAAAGGTCCGTATACCTGTGTTAAGTTTGATGAGTTTAATCCTGACGTATGTCAAGACTGTCCAAACTGGGGTAAAATTAAATCACCGATCACGCTTGGGCAGAAAATAAGAGAGTCCGAACCAAACGCTGTAGTGTTTGAAGATGTATCTGAGGAACCAAAACAGTATGACATACCCGCATTTCCTCGACCATATTTTCGTGGTGCAAAGGGCGGAGTGTATATGCGCACAGTAAACGCTGACGGGGACGCGGATGAGAAGATGGTGTATCATAACGACTTATATGTTATGCGCAGACTCCGAGATCCTGAGCTGGGAGAAGCTGTAGTAATGCGGTTGCACCTACCACAAGATGGTATGCGAGAGTTTACTATACCTCTTACATCTGTAACTTCTAAGGAAGAGTTTCGCAAAGCTATGGCTATGGAAGGCGTAGCACTAACTAGGATGGATGAACTTATGACGTATGTCACCTCATGGGTAAACGAACTACAAACCACAACTAAGGCCGAAAAAGCACACAGGCAGTTTGGTTGGGCAGACGAAGATTGCTCATCGTTTGTATTAGGAGACAAAATAATATTTGCTGATAAGGTAGAACAGAACCCACCTACATCTCATACAGCAGGCTTGATACCGTCTTTTAGCCCGAAAGGTGACATGGACACTTGGAAAGAGATGTTAAATTTCTATAACAAAGATGGGTTTGAGCTTCATCAGTTTGTCGTTGGGGCCGCATTTGGCTCTGTTTTAATGGAGCTGTCACCAATACACTGTGCTGGCATACATCTGTACGGCAAGTCAGGGGTAGGTAAAACTACAGCCATGCAAGCTGGGCTTAGTCTATGGGGTAATCCAGAGACGTTACTGACCGACAGAAACGATACGCACAATACTCGTATGCACAGAGGTGAGGTATATCATAGTCTGCCTTTGTATATGGACGAACTTACTAACGCAAAGCCGTGGGAGTTATCTGATTTAGTTTACCAGCTAACAGGTGGCAAACAACGTGGGCGTATGACAAGCGGTAGTAACACAGAACGCTATCGTGGAGAGCCATGGAAGTTGCTAGCCGTGACTTCAGCTAATGCTAGTATGTGGGAAAAGATAAGCATGGCTAAATCTATGCCGACAGCAGAGGCACAGAGAGTCCTCGAGTGCAACGTGCAGAAGGTAGCATTGCCGCCCAAAGAAGACACAGACATACATATAGACAGAGTGAAGTCTAACTACGGGCTCGGCGGACTAACGTACATACAACACATAATAAAAAATTTAGACGAAGTACGTCAGCTGATAAGCCAGGTACAGTCACGTATTGATGATAAAGCTGGGCTTGAAGCAGAAAATAGGTTCTGGTCTGTGGCTGGCACTATGCCAATCGTAGGAATACTTATAGCAAAACAGCTGGGCTTCGTTGACTACGATGTAAAGAAGTTGTTTGCGTGGGTAGTTGCGCTGCTTGAGCAGAACAAGCGTGGCGTAAATGATATGGACGCATCTGTTGAGCAGACTTTGAATGACTACATACATGAGCATTGGGGTAATGTCCTGTGGATTAAAAGCACTGACGATTTACGTGGTAAGAGTGTAGATAACGGTGGGCTAGATACGTTGATCACGCCAGAGATACTTCCAAGGGGCAAGCTGGTAGCACGATACGAAACAGATGTGAAGCGGGCATACCTTCTGCCAAAACCATTGAAAGCGTGGTGCGTAGACCAACAGATACACTACGGTATGTTTTTGGCTGACTTAAAAAACAAATTAGGTGCAGAACGTAAGAAAGTTCGGTTGAGTAAAGGTACGAATATGAGCCTTCCACCTACAGAGTGCTATGTCGTTCATTGTGATATTGAGGGTGTAGATGAGACAGGGAGTGCTGAAGAAGCATGATCTAAACCCTGACGGGGTAAGGATTGTGATAAATTGGGATAATATGACTGTAGGCTCATCTGTATTCGTACCGTGTGTTGATACCGAAAAGGCTACAAAACAAGTTGATAAGGTCGTTGCCGAAATGGGTTGGGATGTAAAATATAGAGTCCGAATAGAAGATAATAAATTAGGACTTCGTATATGGAGGTTTTTGTGATAACTTTACGTTGACAGCACCTATCCTCCTCTTTTAGGTCATGTCGTTCTCCAAGTGGCCCCCTACTGTTTTGCGATGGCAGTAGGGGGTTTTCCTTAGCCCCACCGATCGGAGAGTTCTTGTATATATCTTCTGTTTGTAGGGCTTATAGTGACCCCGTTGTGCATTTTTGCAGAAGATTTTCTATGCTGTTTGATAGACCGAATAACCATATTCATGTCAATAACAGCATCAGGGTTTTTACGGCTAAACTTTCTATTAAATTTACCTATTTCTTCTATGGCTTTGAGCCGCCCAGAGTGATCCCCTCTACGTATCGCTATGTACAACCTACGTAAAAGCTTTGTGCGTTGAGTTACAATTTTACGGTCTATGTTTTTTAAGACCTGATTACGTTCTTGCTCAAAAGTATACCTAGTTGGAGCAAACCCAAACAGTTGACCTAAAAGTTCTCCTGCTGTGATATCATCAACTATAGGATCACCTCGTCTGGTAAGTATCTCTCCATCTCTAGCATATCTGCCAAAAGTACTTTTGAGTGCATTTGCAACGGCTGGAGGCAGTAAGTTTTCGATACCACGTTCAAACTCCCCTTCAGATAAGTCTTCAGCGGCTCGTTCAAACCTTTTGTATGTGCTGCCAGCAGGGCCAAACAATACTCTAAACAAAAACTCTTCTGTACTTTCGTTTTGTGCAAACCTGTTCTCTTGAAATATAAGACCTGATAGCTTCGTACGTGTAGCTACGTCTACTGGCACTCCTACAGCCGCCAATAGTTGGTTAAGTCCACCTTTGTAAAATCCTTCTCCGATATAATTTCTAACTATTGTATCGAAGTCTTCATCGTCATCTTCTCCAAACAAAAAGTCAAACAGCCCAAATATAGACTTAACAACTCCGTATATAGGCACTCCATGTATGCCTGAGAATAGTGCAGCAGAGCCGTGTACAGCTATTAGCTGTTTGAAAGCCTGACTTCGTAATTGTGGGTCTATGTCAGAATCCAGCACACGAGCCAAACTTTTTAGCATCGTGTAGTACATATTTGCACCGTAAGTCTTATACATAAGTGCTACACGACCAATATTTTGTTGAGTTATTCTAGGTGCAGTTTCGATTGCCAGCCCACCATTCAGTTGCTCTGCTTGATAAAGAGCTTCTTGTGCGGCTAGTGTATCTTTTTGTGCATCAGTTAAATCTTTAGTGTTAAAGAACTTACCTTGTGTTTCAGAATATATCCTAGCTTCTGAGTCCATAGCGTCTCTGTTTAACTTATAGTTGGAAAACAGAACTGTCTGACGGTTATATTTTTCTACGAAATTAAAGCCCATGGCAGAGACTTGTGTAATCTTATCAGGAAGATTGGCTTCTCTACCGCCTTCATTTACACCGAGAACATCTAGTAGGTAAGAACGCCCAAGATACCCACGCTCTGCGGCTTCTTTTACTGCTGGTATGAAATACTGCAACCTTTCACGCATCTCAGGTGTTAGGTTCAAACCTTCTTTGAGCGTATAGTTACCGTTTTTATCAATATTATAAAAGTCGTTTACCTGTTCTACACCACCTACCCCTGGCAGGAGTGTGTTAGCTAAAGATGCACCTTGTTTGAGAGCTGCTGTGGATGCAGACCAACCATGTTTTACAGCCATGTATGGCAAGGCAAACAGTGGTATCTGTGAAGAGTTAACAACGGCAGAAGATATGTTAAATCCAATAGTATAGTTAAACGCAAATTGGTTTGCGCCTACAGCTAACCTTTCAAGAAACGGGAAGCTAGCTCCGTAGTTTGCAAAGTACAGCCGCTTCTGAATCTCGTTTATCATCTCTAGTTCGTTAACAAATCTGTCTTTTGCTTTGCCCGCTAGAGTAGTGCCACCTCTGCCTTGTTGACGAGGTAGTTTTTCTATGTCTGATAGCATAGACTCTAACTCACGGTATTTAGCTGCATATTCTAGCTTTACTGCTTGTCTGCCTATATCAAAAGCTTTTGTTTTAACCCCTATTAACGAGTCTTCTATATATCCTGTGACGTTTTTACGTTTTTGTAAGGATTTAGCAAATGAAGATTCTGGCAGTGCGTCCAAGAACAGCCGCATAAATGCTTCTCTTGCTTCTGCGCTAACGTTATTAGCGTCTAGCACTTGCAGTGTTTCCCCTACAAAACTAGCTGGCGGTGCATCTTTAAAGCTTTTACCAAGTCTATCCCCACTATCTATGTTTAAAGTTGTTACACCTTCTTTTTCTTCTGCCAACTGTTTGGCACGTTCTCTTGCGCTAGGACTATCAAATGCAACAACCACACGAGCTTCTGACGGGTCCGCTGGTTGTGAGTCTGTAATCTCTAGTATGTACTTGCCCTTACGCACCAACGGGAAATATACCTCCAACTTGCTTTTTTGAAACAGTTGCTGGTACACGTTTTTCTTAAGTCTTTTGTTACTTTTGCTGTCAGGTACGAGTCTATCAATCTCACCATATATGGCTTTGCGTAGCTTCTCGTACTGCCCTTCGTAGAGTTTACGCATCTCGTTAAAATATTTGTGTCCGTCTGGCCCCATGTCTCGCCAATCTTTACGCTGACTTTTCCAAATCTGTTGCAGATTATTACCGCTCGAATCAAACTTGGGCTTGCCATCTTTTTTAGTTGTGTAGTGTGATTCTGGCTTGTTTGGGTCTACTTGGAATATAGTCGCACCGTATTGCGTGCTATATATTAGTCTGTCCATAGCTGCTTTCTTGTTGGGGTTATTTGTACTCCAATTAGCAAACCTTTCTGTAAAGTCACGTACTTCTTTGTCAGAGGCTTGGATAGCTCCTCTCTGTCTTTCAATTGTTTCATGCGCCATCCTTGCTACTTTACCCAACCGTTCACTTACTCTAGACGCTACGTCTCCTATAGATTTAGTGCCAAGAGTGCTTAGTAAGAACCTGTTGACCATCTTATTGCCTTCGTACAGGAACTTAGCAATATTATCAGCGTGTCTCTGGCGTGTTACGGAAGGCTTGGAGTTTATGTTCTGTTGTGCATCACGCATTTCATTCAGAATTTGACGTACTCCATTCGGCCCAGAGGCCATAGATAAAGCTCCTGCATCTCTAGTATCAGGAGATGGAGCAAGTAAAGCATCTGATATTTTGTCAAAATTATCTTTTGCAGACTCGATGGATTTGGAGTCCAGACCAATTATGTTACGTAAGAGGTTAGTAACAGTGTTTATAAACCGCTGTAATGCTGTTATCGGAGAGCCGTTTGGATTTATACCTGCTAACTTGGATTGAAACTTAGCATTTGCAAAAGCTTCTGCGACAAATTCATCCACATTTTGCCCGCCATAATATGAATCTAAACTATCCTTTACCTCGTTGAACAACTTGGTCAGTTGTTTTGTGACTGGATGTGATTTGTTTGCTAGCGTGGCACTAGTAGCAGCGTGCGCCATTTCATGTAGTAGTGTATGCGTGTTCAAGCCCGCTTCTGAATCTAGAGTTATGGTATTTGTTTTGGGGTCAAACTGCCCTGCTGACATAAAGCCTTGGTCATCTAAAAGAATATCGGTGACTTCTAGCTTTGTTGTGCCAACATATCTGGCTAGCTTTGATGCTAGCTGCCTAACATCTTTTGATGAGGTAGTTACACTCAGTGCTCTAAGCGCCTCAAGAAGTTTACCTTGTGCAAGTAAGTTTTTCACTTGTGGATGCAATGGTGTATCTAGCTCTACTGAGTCTACACGCAACGCATCAGGTAAGAAATCCTCAATAGCTTGCTCAGTTACGTTAAAATCTATGTCTGGGTTTTCAGCACGTAAAGCCCTTAGTGCATCTCTGTCAGCTTTGCTTAGAGCAGCTTCGTCCTCCGCAGTTTCTTTTTCCGTCTGCGCTTGATCCGCAGCAAATATTTTCTGTTCTCGTACCTGCTGGTCTCTGCTGCGTTCTACATCAATAGCACCTGCTTCTGATTTGTCTATACGCTGCTGTCCACGTAGTAAGCTTCGATTGACTTCTATAAGCCCTCTTAATTGAGCTTTTACTTCTGGGCTTAAATTAGTAAGTACCCACCTAATCGCATTTCTTGCTGTCTTGCCGCCTTTTTGGTCAAAGTATTCACGCTCGCCTTTGGACATATTTGGTTCAGCACGGAATGTAGGATCTGCAAACACAGCTTCCTGTGCCATAGCATCAAGAGCATCGGCAGGGTCTTGTTGCCTACTAAAATATATTTTAGCGGCTCTTGCTCTTTCATCTGCTTCAGTTCCTTTTGCGCTGCCTTTGGCTTGCTTACTTCTCTTTTCCTTTAGTTTTGTTGTAATTAACCTTAAAATTTTAAAGTTATCGTCTGCACTCAGAGCCTTATCAAAATTAACTGTTTGCTCTTCGCCAGTTTTTTGATCTACATAAGAGGCTTTTTGTTTGGATTTATCCGCAAACGGAGCAGTATAAAACTCTAGCTTACCTGTGTCATCTCTAACTTCTTTAGTGGCTACACTTGCTTCTAGCTGTTCTCTGCCTTCTTTCAGTCTTTTAGCCTTCTTTACGCCCTCCTTTATACCTGACAGTGCCTGCACTTCAGATCTTAGTTTCTGCTTTGAGGTGCGTTTGTTAGCTTTTTCTTGTTTTTCTTGTAGTTTTTTCGAGGCTTCTTTAACGTCTGGCTGTGTTATTTCTTCTCTGTATGGAGTTTTAGCGGTTGTTTCTTTTATCTTCCTTAATTTAGGAGCTGGAGTTGCTTTTACAGTTTCAGCTATTTGTTTCTCAAGAGATATTTGCTCAGGTGTTTTAGGTGCAGTGTCTTCTCTTTGATCTGCAGGGAATCGTATTGCATCCATTTCGGTAAACACTTTGTCTACCTGTTCTATGGTTTTAGCTTTATTCCATTTATTCTGCCAGAATTGGAGTTGTGTCTGGTCTTTATCTGCTGGCATCTCTCGCTTGGCTACTTGAAACTCTTCTTCTAGTGCAGCTTTATACCCATCAACATTCTTAGTTTGACGCAAACGGTTTATATCTGCATCTGCCTGTCTATCTTGTCGAATAGCTTCTGGGCTACCTGCAATCGGATCGCCGCTTTCTTTCCGCTCTTGTATTTGTTCAGCGGTTGGGCGTTCTTGTGTAACATCTTTTGGTGTAGTTGGTGTAGTTATGGGCACCTGGGGTTCACGTTGTTGCTCTACAGCTTCTGGTTGTTTGGCTGCGGCTACTGGTGTTTCGGGCTGAGGCACTCCTAATGCTTGAGCTAAATCTTTATCCACGTTTAGTGGAGTTGTGTCGATTCTTTCTCTTCCATCAATTCGCTCAGGAGGTGGTTCAAGGCGATCCAATCGCAAATCTTGAGGTGCTTCAGGTGTTTCGGGAACCTCCGTAGCGGGGGTAGTCCGTTCCACGCCCAGTATATCATCTTCAGTGCTAACTCTAGGTCTTTCTTCGGTAGGTCTGGTACGTAGAGGATCTCCTCCTCTATCTCCATCATCTCGTCCTGTGGGTCGTACATCTGTATCTCCTTCGCGAGTTTCGGCAGCAGTGAGCCTCTGTATAGCTTCGAGGGCGTCCTCTTCTCTTTGCGGTGATATGGTAGATGCTTGTGCGCTAGGCGAAAGAATATCAGTTACGAGATCTACAAACGATGGTTCTCCTGCTACTTGTTCAGGTGTAGCTGGTGTTTCAACTGTGGGCGTAGCAGCTACCTCTTGAGTAATCTGCTCGATTGTGGGTGCGGCTACACCTTTTGCATTGAGGCGGTTTATTGCCTCTAATGTTGTTTGTTGTGCTTTTTCTGCATCTTCTGTAAGTGGTGCAGGTGTAGGTGTTTCTGTGACAGGTGTAGTGGGTGGAGTATCTAGTGTTGGTTCTTGTCTAGTATCTTCTGTTACATCTGCGCTACGAGTTCTACCTTTTATAAACAGGTCAGCAACTGCTTGAACTATAGCACCAGATCCACCTCCAGCTATGCCTTCATCAATTAACCCTGCATCTGTCAGTGCTTTTGTAGGGTTGTAGCCCTGTTCGACTGCGTTTTGTAATATGCCCGCAGTCATCTCTTGCGCTGCTTCCATACCACCTGTAGCACCTGCACTACGTATTCTCTGTCCTATATTACGTAAAAATGTGTCTGCATTTATGTCACCACTTATGGCTTCAGCAAACTTATTAAGGCCAGGAATTTTAAGTATTCTAGCAAACGGCAGCGCTTCTAATACGCCTATGCCCATACCTTTTAGTTCTGCTAGACCTTCTTGCTCATTTGAAACGTCAAAGCCAGCTTTTCTTGCTTCTCTGACTCTTTGGCTAGCCTCACCAGCACCAGCAGCCATGCCGAGGGCTGTGCCACCAATTAATGTAGCTGCCGTTGCCGAAACTGGAGCAAAGAGTGCTAATACTGCAGGAGTAAAAAATGCACCGATAGAGCCAAGACCTGACCCAATCAGATACTCTATATCATCGCGTCTAGCGGTATCGTATCTAGTAGCCTCTCTAGCTTCATCTATTATCTGCTCCATCTTCCGCTCTGCGTCTTCGGGCAGTAGAGAAGCTGCACCTTCAGCAGCTGTTAAACCTGTGCCAAGATAACCTTCTACAATGCCTTTTTTAGCTGTAGAAAAGAAACCTTCTTCGTCTAACAGGCGTTTACGTTTAGCAGCTTCAGCAAGTCGCAGGTCTGTAGCTAACTGATCTTCAAAAGCTTTGTCTTCATCTATTCTACTTTGTGCAACTGAGGCAGCGGCAGTTTCCGCTAAATAGCCTTGTAAAGCATCTATTAGATCTGATTCTCGTGCGTTTTCTGGCCCTTCAATTTCGTAAATTTCACCATCTGGACCCTCTAGTTCGTATATACGATCCATAGTAGCTCCTTATGGTTTTTTACGTACTTTGAAATTGCTCTGTAAAATGTTTTTACGCATCCCTGTTAAGAACGCGAGTTCTTTATCCAGCTCTCGTGTTACAGCTTTTTCTTTTTCTCTAAATCTTCTTTTTAGTTCATTAATAGCTTCTGTCTGCTTAGTTTCATCACCGCCGATTGTTGTAACATTTGCTATTTGCACTTCTAGATCTTCTTGAATACCTGCTAGAATTATACCTTTTCTTTGTGCTAAGTCATTTATACCGTTAGTTATGACTTGTAGCCTTCTAGATTTATCTTCTATTCGGTTAGCTTCTTCTCTTATGTCGTTGAATCTCTGTTGGTATATGACTGTTTGATTGCCAATAAGTAATTTGTTTTGGTCTGAAACCCCATCCAAAATTACTCTTAGCTGGTTAGCACGTTCCGCATCTTTTGACTCAGCGTTTCTTACATCAATCCTAAGCAGTCTTTCCATGTCTGCATTTGCATTCTCATCAAACTGCTTCTGCATTGTGCTTAGAGCGTTAATTGATGTTCGTCTATCTGCAGCGGCATCACTTGCAGCGGCGCCAGCTTGTGCATCAGCAGCTTCTCTAATGTCTTGGCTTTTAGCTATAACATCTTTAAACGCTTTATCTCGTCTATTAAACAGCTCTGATGCACCTTTTTGCTGTGCAAGAGCTTCATTCAATGAGCCTGCAGCATATCCTGCACCAGTCAGACCTATTGTAGATTTACCAGCTCCCCCTATAAGACCCTTTTTTAGTCTGTTTTGGCGTAGTAATTCTGGGTCTAAGAACTGCTCTTCTAACGCTTTACGCTCCCTGTTTAGGTCACTTATAGTTTTTGCTTCGGTAGGAGTGTAACCTATTCTAGACAGAGACTCATCGTATCTATCTGCGCTCGCCTGCTTTGGATCTGTCTGAAGAGCTGCTATGCCTGTTTTCAACTGCTCTGTAAAAGGATTTGCACTACGATCAATACTGTAGTTCTTTGCATCTAGTTGATCTGCTCCTTTTGGAAGTTGATCTAAATTAGGTTTAGCTAGCATATCAGGTGTAAGTATACCTGTTTCTAAAAACTGCTGAGTATCTATGTTTTTCTTAGCAGATCGTTGATCTAGCCTTTGCAGCAGCGCCAGTTTTTGTTCTCTAGGAATGTCTAAGTTTTGTATGCGTTCTACTTCTGCTTGGTAATCATCTCCAAAACCAACAGACCCAGCAGTAGCAAAACCTACGATACCACCTTCTGCCATACCCATAGTTGGAGCGCGACCTGCAATACCTGTTTGAGCTACTCTCCGCAAATTACTTTGTTGTTGGGCTTGTTTTTGCCGCAGTGCGCTCCCTACACCTTGCGCCACTTGGTTCTGAGTAAGCCCCATTACCTCTCGTTCACGCTGTTGTTTTATGGTTGCAGGGTTCATCTGCAAAGACATATTAATCTGTTTAACAGCTTGTTCTTTTTCAGCTTTCAGTTGTTGCAGTGCAATAAGGTCTATCAGATCTTTACTCATCTGATATCTGCGCTGAAGCAAATTAGGGTTGCTGCGGAATCTGTCTTTAAGATTGTTTACTTGTTGTGTTAACTGCATCTCACAAACCCCTAAGTAATAAGTTTATTAATATCAAATGTGTCTTCCTGTGGTTCGTCATCACTAAACAAACCTGTCACAAAGTCATAACCTTTACCAAACAGATCATTTACAAACTCACTACCACCAAGCTGATCATACAAATCCATCAAACCACCAGCAGTACCTGATATTTCAGACAGTAAGCTAGGCTGTTGATAGCTATAATTTTGCGCTGCAAGTGGTAGCCCCTGCAACAGAGACTGCATATACTGAACCTGTTTGTATGGAAAATCACGCTCTTCTTCAAACTGTCCACGGTCTGCTTTAATACCTTCGCTTTCAATACCACGCTGTATACCACCCAGATTTGACAGAGCAGATAATGCTGCTAGACCTTGATTTAGTTGTTGTCCTGATGCTGTCTGAAGTCTGTTTTGCTCAGTATTAAACTGCTGCTGCGCACGATTGAAGGCATCTCTATACCCCTGCCCTGTTATGCCAGCTAGATTAGACGCTAAGTTTCTAGCACCTTCAGATTCCATTATGGCTTGCCGAGAACCACCAAATGCACCTGCTCTAGTCAGCCTACCTGCATCCTGTACACGTTGTATTTCTGCTTGACGGCGAGCTTCATCAATCTGTGGCTGTAAAGCAGCAGTCAGATACGGGTTCATATACTGTGCAGCAACCCCTTCGTCTGTAAACGACTGTGGAGTGTAAGATATATTTTCTGTTGGCATGGCTAGTGATGCAAGACCTGACGCAGCGTCAAAGGCTTGTTGCTGTAAGTCAGATGCTCCTGCAGTAAGAGGCCCAAGATAAGCTTGATATCCTTCGTTAGCCAAAGCCTGCCCACGCCCAAGCATATCGGTGACGTATGGACCAACATAATTTGATAGAGCGGATTCAGTACTCGTCTGCTTCCCGATTAAAGGATCAGTTACTGTTACTTCTTCGCCTACTTCAGTGCCTGTTGCTGTATCTGCCATATCTACCTCACACTGGCATTACAGATTGTGGTTTAATCTGCTTGCCTTGTTTAGTTGTGCCTGTTCGTGCTTTTCTAACTCTGTCCATCATATTGTAAAGCTGCTGCGCACCTGCATTTGAGTTACCATTACCCAAACCACTTACAACATCTGCAGCTACGACAAACTCCCCACCAGAAAGTGCAGCAGGATCTTTATTGTCAATACTGCTTGGAATCGAGTCTGCCATACCGTCAGCCATACTATTTAAATACCTAGAAGGCATCATACCAGCTAACCCCCCAGGTGCATAGGCATAGCCACCTCTAGCCATTGGTTGTTCTACTGGCTGTGTTCTTACTGGTGGTTGATTCAAAGGATTAGCTTGGTTCATCTGTTGTAAAGCTAAAGCATCCTGCGCCGCGTTTGTAGCTGCTATACCAGCATTTTCTGGAGTAGTGTACCGCATATCAGTAAAATAACGTCTACCACCTGACCCAGGGCGGCGGTCAGTAGCATAGTCTACAGGAACTTGTCTACGTGTGCCTACGTAGGTAGGTATTTTACCTTGATATCCTGCTTTAGGATCGCCGCCTGCAGGTGCGCCTAGTTTATCAAAAAGATCAAGTCCTAAAGCCTGTCCTACACCTACACCTGCTGTCAGTGCCTGTTTCCAATCTATTTCTCCGTCCCCAAGAACCGCATCAAGAGCGGCAGTACCTAGCACTGGTAACGCAGCTTCTCCTATATCTCCTAAATTTATATTAGCGTCTTTTGGATCGGGTTGTGTGCCTGTTGTTGTAGCAGTGGTAGTTGCTATATTTTCTGCAGCTACATCCGATGTGGTGGCATTTGGATCAAAAGTTTGATCTACAGGCTGAGTTGTAGCTACTGTTGATACTTTTTCTGGATCTGCACTTTTTCCCAAGCCCCTATCATCAGCTACAAGACCTGCATCTATTAAGTCATCAAGTGTGAATTTTCCGTCTTCACCACCAAACCGTTCTACAAACTCTTCCATTGTACCGCCAGTTGGTGGAGGAGCTGCGTCTGTTTTAGGTTTGTCGGCTGGTGGCATAAACTTTGGAGCGTCTGTATCAAAATAAGTTTTTGGAACGCTGTATCTTTCACCTTCAGAATCATACGCATACATAAACCCAGGCTGAGGCTCTACCGCAGCATATGCCTTTGGAAAACCTTTATAGCCCGCCTCTTCGGGGCTTTTAGATAATCCTTTTGGCACATCATCCATGTAATCTGCTTTTGGGTTGCCCCCTATTCTTTTTACATACGCTTCGTATGCTGCATCATCTTTACCGATTGCGGTGCTACCAGCCATACCAAAGTATGGAGAATAGGTCATAGCCATACCAGCAAGTTCACCAGCCTCTTTTTCCTTCTGTCTTTTTTTGTACTCTGGAGAATCGTAGTATCGTGGGTCTATTCTATACTTTGGAGCTTGCCCGCCAAAAAGGTTTACCATATCACCGTTTGCAAAACCTACGATGCCACCTTTTGCTTTGAATTCTTTACCTAAATTTTGTTTTCCTGCCTGTTGACGATCTAGCAGCCGCTTACCGAGGTCATACCGTTCGCCTACCATGTTATTTAACCCAGTGACAGCTGAATTAAGTAGGGCTTTTCTGTCGGCAATACTCATACTACGTAGTTTAGCATCTAATGCTGCTATGTCTTTGATACCGCTCATTATTTAGTCCTCATAATTTTTAGTATCTCGTCTGTGGCATCCACACTTCCGCCCTGTTTATAGGGACTTGGAAACTTTCTTTCCTGTGACGGGTTAGCAAATATGCTGCTAAAATCATAGAAGTAATCTATTTGTGCAGGATCTGGAGTTTTTACGTCCACTCTTTGATTTGCAGCTATAACCCCTCTTAGATAATCTTCTTGTTGTTTTTTAGCACGTTGTCTACCAGCTCTTAATAACTCGTCCTGTATTGTTTGTACCAGATTTGTGGTTACATTTGTATCTATATTTTGCGTTGGGTCTATTTTCGTGTCAACCGTTGCATCTGGCTGTATATTTGTGTCAGGTGTTGGATCAACTACAGGATCAACTACAGGATCAGGTGTAGGTTCAACTACAGGATCAACTATAGGATCAACCACTGGGTCAGGTGTAGGATCAGGTGTTGGATCAACGATAGGATCAGGTGTTGGATCTGGTGTTGGATCAACTATAGGATCAGGTGTTGGATCAACTATAGGATCAGGTGTTGTATCAACAGGATCAGGTGTAGGGTCGGGTGTTGTATCGACAGGATCAGGTGTGGGATCAGGCTGCTGGTTTAACAGTATATTTCGTGTGGCATCAGGAATGTAATCTAACACTAACTGATACAAATCCTGATTAGGGTCTACAACACCTGTAAACTTCTCTATGTCACTTGTAACTACAGTATCTGGATTAAGACCCGCTCTTCTATAGGCATCCCTTACATCCTGTGTTGAGTTTGTAAACGGGTCTAAGAAATCAATAATCTCTTGTGTTTTATCTTTTTTGGTCTGCTCGTCTACTATAAACCCAGAGTTTATCAGTGCATCTATCTGATCTTGTGAAGCCTCAAACCCGTATCCATACTCTCCTAGTTGATCTGCTACAAAATCTGCCGTTACTCGCTGCCCTGCATAGTTTGCAACTGATGTATCTAAGTCAGTTTCTGGGGTTGCACCCACAAAAGTATTTATATCTTTTTGAGTAAATTTATACGGTATTTCACTGTTTTGTGAATAGTTCACAGCAGCGTCATAAGCCTCAGTAGGAGACACATAACCTTCGTCATAAACTGCATTTAGCAGGGTAGTCTGTGTCCCTGTGTCTGTAATACCAGCATTGGCTAGCTGCTGTTGTGCTACTGCCGCACCTTCTGCCGTACTAGGAGCAGAACTAAGAATGGTTCTAACTTCTGGGTTAAATATAGACACTGCATTAGCAACAGCATCTCCAGTAGATACTACGCCTGTTACTGACGTTGAAGTACCTGCCCCAGCTATCATACCCAAGATAGCGTTAGCAGTTACATTACCAACTGAATCTCGGCTTGGGTCTAGCTTTACTAGTTCAGTCTCAAGGTATACTTGAGGAAGAGCTTCTTCTAAGCCTTCTGAAGCAGTTTCTCTAAATACAATTTCTACAGCTTCTTCAAACCCAGAGTTTTTATTACCCCCAAACAACTTTCTATTTAGAGTGCTAGCATTAACGCCAGTATTTATGCTTGTAAATGTAAGTAAGGCGATATTACCAGCTACAATAGCTTTATCTCTAGCGAAGTTCTGTGCGTCTGCATCGCTGTATCCTGCTTTTTTAGCTACTTCATACGCTTCATTGTATGCTGAGTTTGCCGTGCCACCCCAAGACTCTGCAGCATCTGCCATTGTAGCGGTAGCAAACCCAACCTTTTTCCCATATTCTTCTGCTATTTCTTTACCCGCAGCTTTAAACCCTGCTTTTGTTAGGTTAGCGGCTCCTCCACTAAGGAGGAATAGCGGCAATTCTTCTACAATTTCTTTGCCTATGACTTCTGCAGCAAACACTGCTTTATTATCCCAAGCTGCCCCTGCAATAGCTTTTGCGGTACGCCACATTCGATCCATACCAGACAGAGGAGAACCGTCTTTGTTGGTAGCCATTACTGGATTGCCATTTTCGTCTAAGACGGGGTTGCCCTCCTCATCTAGTTCAAAGTTGGCATTTGCTACCCTGTCTCTTATATTTTCTACACTCTGCTGATAGCCTTCTGACTGTGCGCCCTTTGCGATAGTTTTTAAATCGTCTGCTATTTCTGCTAACGGAGTGCTGCTAGGGTCTATGCCAAACAAGATTGCTAGACCATTCATGTTTTCAAGAAGCGTACCTGTTCCACCCACGCCTACGTTAACCACATAGTCTTGGAAACCGTCACTATTTATTACGTTTCGTACTGTTTCGCTGTTGTCGTATATAAGCTCTGCTAATTCTATAAACGGTTCTGTGTAGAAGTCATAAACTGCACTGCCTGCTTCTTTAGCTAACTGCCCAACTGTAGACGCAAATCCTACCTGATCCTCACGCTGCAGGTCGGCTAGAGATAAACCACCATCATTTTGTACTTCATCTAAAATCTGAACACCCGCTGTAACTCTAAGCTTTGCTGGTTTACCATCGTCACCAAGACTACCCTCACTATCCGTAGGAATAAGAGGAATAAACTCTCCGTCCCGTGTTACGTCACTTACAGCTCGCCATACTTGGTAGTATTTTCCGTCACCATCGATACTTTGTTGAATACCCCTACTTGCATAAGTACCTTCGTTAATAACTCTCCCGTCAACAGAGGTTTCTTTTATTATTCTAGTGCCGTCATCATCGATAAAATCACTCTTTAGAGTGAACATACCCAGCTTGTCATTGTAGGTTGGTGTAGGCACGGAAAACTTTACGTTTTCCCATTTGATCAGACCGTCATCTTGTGTTTTTAGTCTTGCCCGCCCCGCAACGATGTCTGCATCTGATACGCCCTCTACACGCCCTATTTCATTAGGGCCAGATGCAAAGCTCATTTCAAATATGTCTTGTTCAGAAACTCCCTTGTCAACAAGATCTTTTCTTATTTCTGGGTTTATAGTTTTTTCTAACTCTGCCCGCACCTCAGTTGCCATGTCAGAAATATCTGCGACTTTGAGTTCATCCAGTGATCTTCGTTCAGCTTCGTTACAGATATGCCAAGTTCTTTTAGCGTGCCAGTTATGGCTCTATTCTGCTCAACTTCTAGCTGTTTAGCGTGTTGTTCTGCGTTGATCGGTGCATTAGTAGCACGGCCTTCATTTATGTAATGGCTAAACGCATCGGTATCCGCATCAAGATTATTTAATTTTTTGTATTCTTCTTCGTTAAATACGCCCTGCCCACCAGTAAGAGCTTCGGTTATTACTTTGTTTTGGAACTCATATAATGGTTTTAGATCTTCAGACAGTTTATCTGAGTCTTGGCGTAGGTTATCTATAGCTTCTTCGTATGCTTTTTGGTTGTCTTCTAAATT